TTGGAGCATGTGTCCTTCACGTGGGAGATCAGTGGCGTGTCCCGCGCTCTTCTGGCACAGCTGACACGGCATCGTTTCGTCAGTTTTAGTGTACAGAGCCAGCGTTACTGCGACATGAAGAACGGCACCGCCGTTATCCCGCCTATGATCTCCAATAACCCGCAAGCGCTTCATCTGTTCCTTGAAAGCATGAGTGCCTGTGCCAAAGCCTATTCCGACTTGCAGGAGCTTGGAATCCCCAATGAGGATGCTCGCTATGTTCTGCAAAACTCTTGCACTACCAGCCTGACCTGCACCATGAATCTCCGTGAGTTCATCCATTTGTGTAATGAACGCCTGTGCGTCAGAGCTCAATGGGAGATCCGCGAACTGGTTCGCAAGATGGTGGATGAGGTAAATGACGCTACGGACAACGCTTTTGCCGATATGCTGAAGCCCAAATGCGAACGCGACCAAAATGCTCCCATGTGTCCTGAAAGCAAGCGGCAGAGCTGTGGAAGACATCCCCGCAAGTCCGATGTCTACAAGGCATACGAACGCATTAAAAAGGAGGAGAAACGGGATGACCACCAACAAGAACTTTGACCCGGTAGACCGCCCTCAGCATTACAACGAGGGCAAAATTGAGTGCATTGACGCCATTGAGTCCGCCTGTATTGGACTGGATGGCTTCGAGGGCGTCTGCACTGGCAACGCCATCAAATACATGTGGCGCTGGAAGAAAAAAGCCAAGCCTGCGGAAGATGTCAAGAAATCTATCTGGTACTTGCAGCGGCTGCTCAAATATCTGGAACAACAGCCTACCAACGCATAATTGAAAGGAGCGATCTATGGACATTAAAAAGCGCGACGGACGCATGGAACCCTTTAACAAGCAGAAAATTGTAGACGCGGTAGAAGCCGCCATGGCCGAAACCATATACGGAGTAAACGATGAAGTTTCTAATCTGATTGCCAACACGATTGAGAACGCTTGTGAAGCCGAAATGCTCCCCTGTGATGTGGAGAGCATTCAGGACGCCGTGGAACGGATGCTTATGGCTCAGAACTGTTTTGATGCGGCTAAACGGTACATTCTCTATCGTGACGAACATACTAAAACCCGTGAGCACAATCAAGCAATCCTTGATAAGGTCTGGGAGCGTTCCGTTGGCAAAGGCGTGGTAAACTCTAACGCCAACTGCGATGAGAAAACGTTCAGCGGACGTAAGAATGAAGCAGGCTCCGTCGTTCAGAAAGAACTGGCGCTAGACAAACTCATGAGCAAGGAAGTGGCCGAAGCTCATCGACAGGGGCTGATTTACCAGCATGATCTGGACAGCTTCCTCACTGGCCAACATAACTGCCTGTTCATTGATTTTAAGCGTCTTTTCGAGAACGGCATTAAGCTCCGTAACTGTGACCTCCGGCCTCCGCACAGTTTTGCAACTGCCTGCCAGCTGGTAGCCGTGTTTATGCAGCTACAAAGCCTTGAACAGTTCGGGGGCGTAGCATCTGCCCATATTGACCGGGATTTAGCTCCTTATGTTCATATGAGCTTCACTCGTCACTTGAAAGACGGTATGAAGTATATTGAGAAGATGTCTGATACAAAAATCGCACAGGACTTTGATATGTACGGTGAGACTAATATCATTGGCGGCGAAGTGAAGGAGCATTTCCCCGGCGCTTATCAATATGCGATTGAAATGTTGGAACGAGAAGGAAAACAGGCGGTCGAAGGGCTGTATCACAACCTGAATAGCCTCCAAAGCCGTGGCGGCGGACAGCTGCCCTTCTCATCCCTTAATTATGGCCGCGACACTTCTCCCGAAGGCCGCATGGTCACTCGCTGGATGCTGGAAGCCAGCCTTGCGGGCATTGGTGAACATCACACCACCAGCATTTTCCCCATTGGCATTTTCAGTGTTAAAAAGGGCGTCAACTTCAATCCAGAAGATCCCAATTATGATCTTTACCAGCTTGCGCTTAAATCTCTTTCTAAACGTATTTATCCGAATCTGGCGAATGGTGACTGGTCTGAGGCACATGAAGACCCCGATGATCCTGATACCACGTTCGCTACCATGGGTGGGTGTAAACTACAGCCCATGTAAAACCTTTTGAACCGCGCTCGCGGGTGTGGGGCAAGTCCCTGCTAACGGTTAGGTCTGCTATGCAGATGAGACCGTGGGAAACTGTCACGAAAGATAAGTCATATTCGGGACAGAACCTGTATCGACTATCCCTGATGAATGTATGGGAGTAGGGTCGGAGATAAGCACCGGCGATGTTTTAGGAAACGAAGCATCTGAAAACCGAAGCGGAAGGCGCTCGTAAGAGCGATGATATAGTCAGTTCCCGTGGCGACACGGGAGCAAACGTGTAGAACCCTCATCGGCTACGACCGACATGGCCTTGGCTACAAGCGCGTTGGTCGTGGCAATAATGTACCTATTACCATTATCCTTCCTAAACTGGGCATCCAGTATGGCGTTTGCCAGGGCAAGCGTAAGACCCCTGATCTGGATGGTTTCTGGAATGCCTTTGAAGACACGCTGAAATTGACCGAACGTGCTCTGTTGGAACGTTTTGCTTATATGTGCCAGCAGTCTCCCGAATCCGCGCCCTTTATGTATGGCAACGGTTCGGCTCAGGACACGGAGCTTTCGGTCAAAGAACATAAAATTTATAACACTCTCCGTCACAACACACTGGCCATCGGCTATCTGGGTGGCGCTGAAATGTGTCAGGCGCTTTTTGGCGCTAATCAGGTTCACAGCCGTGAAGCCTACAATTTCCTCTACAAAGTCGTTGAGCGTATCAACTCCTTTGCGAAAGAAGCCAGTGAGCGGAATAATTTGAATTTCAGCTGCTATAGTTCACCGGCAGAATCCCTGTGCCATACGGCGGTTGATAATCTGAAAGCTCAGTATGGCATCATTCCCAATGTGACTGATCGTGAGTACCTGACCAACTCTCACCACGTTCCGGTCTGGGAGAAGGTCAGCATCCATGAGAAGCTATCGCTGGAAGCACCTTTTACCAAATTTGCCACCGGTGGCACTATCACTTATATCGAACTGGAATCCACGTTCGTTCAGAACACCAAGGCTGTAGATGACATCATCCACTACGCCTTTGATGCACTGAACATTCCCTATCTCGCCTTCAACTTCCCCATTGACGAGTGCATGTCTTGTGGGTATGAAGACGAGATCAACGATACCTGCCCTGAATGCGAAAGTCACGACATCCGGCATCTGCGCCGGGTAACTGGTTAACATAATGGCCGACCGGCTGGGTAACTGGCCGGGTTTCATGGGGCAAAATCGGTGAAGGCTAAATCGTGCATGCGACATGCTAATACCGAGGTAAACGAGAACATCACTCGTCACCGTAACGCATAGAGGGTGAGCGCTAAGAGAGCAATAATCCCTCCACGAGTGCCCCATACCCTTCGGGGTAAAAATATATGCTGGACTTACGGGAAACCGCAAGAACTGCGAGATAAAAAGCTCGCAGGATAACAAACGTATTTAAGTTCTGATTATCGCAACTTCAATGCAGGTAAAATCGCAGAAACCAATGACCGTGTAAAGCACTCTCTCTATGAGCGCGAACAGGAGAAAGCATGAAGAAATCCACTGCTGCTTCTAAAAGCAGCCCTAACGCCTCTAATTACTACAATCTGCGGCTGGCAGGCTTCACTCCGGAATCCCTCGTGGATGGCGAAGGGCTGAGGGCAACCATCTTTCTAAGCGGTTGCCCTCATCATTGCCCCGAATGCCACAATCCAGAGGCACAAAAAAGGGATTACGGTGATCCTTTAACGGATGAGCTGGTGAGCAATCTTAATGCAGAACTAGCAAAGCGTCCCTATCTTTCAGGGCTTACTCTCTCTGGCGGCGACCCCCTTGCAAACAGTAAGGGGGCCCTCGCCCTCCTTAAAAAACTGGACATTCCAAAGCATAACTTATGGGTATATACGGGATGGACGTGGGAGGAACTATTCCAGCGGATGGACACAGACGAAGCACTGGAAGATATTCTCTCTATGACCAACGTTCTGGTGGACGGACGGTTCCAGAAAGAGCTGGCCGACAAAACCCTGCAATTCAGAGGCTCGTCCAATCAGCGACTGATTCTCGTGCAGGCTTCTCTGTGCTACGGCAATCCGGTACTTTACGACGAAAAGGAGCATGCAAAAGCATGATGGAACTCAAAACCTTTCTGAACCCTGACGGTGAGTACGCCAGGAAGAAAAAGAAGCTCATCAAGAAAAACAACGGCTTCTGCCTTGGCGAGAAGCATGTGGAAGAATGGCGCTGCCCCTGCAAGAGCTTTCAATCTATGAACCGGGAAGGCTACTGCGGCGAAGGGCTGTATTACAAACAATATGTGGAGGTGGACGAAGCGTGATCGGTTATTTTATTCTGATGCTCTATATCCTCAAAGCCAACCAGATTTTCATCCCGTTGGCCGTATGGATTGTTTCCTGGGTCACTTTTGGTGTATCATTGCTCATTGGTCTTAGCAAATCTTTTACCGTGGAGGTTCAGTAATGGCACTATTTAAGAAGCTTTCTTTCCATTTTGAGCCGGTTGCCTCAGAGCATCGTAAACATAAGGGCGAAGTAAAACTTCCTGCCCGTGGCAGCAAGAACGCCTGCGCTTATGATTTCTATGCTCCTGCTGACTGCGTGGTCTTCCCTCATGAGTCCAAGATGATTTGGACAGATGTTAAGGCCATTCTGTCTCCGGGATATATGCTTATGTTGAACGTGCGTAGTTCCATGGGCAAGCATCTGGTTTCTCTGGCCAACACACAGGGATGGATCGACAGCGACTATGCCAACAACCCTGATAACGACGGCAACATCGGTATCATGCTCCACAATGGAGGAGATCGCCCTTATATCATCCATGCTGGCGACCGCATTGTGCAAGGCATGATCGTAAAGTATTACATGATGGATGATGACTTCGTGGACACGTATCGCGAAGGTGGCTTTGGTTCTACCGGCAAATAAAAAAGAGAGCAGAGGGGAGTAATTCCCTTCTGCTCTCTTTTTTATTTGCGCTTCAGCGATTTCTGTTCTCTCCTTTAAGAAACTGCAATAGAATTTTATAGACCTCGGTGGATGGCTGAAATTCTACGCTATGCGGCTTGAGTTTCAGCTCTTGGCAATGCTTTTCAAGTTCTTTCGCGTTTTTAATCGCTTCTTCGCTTTTCCCTTTTAGTACACTTCGCATATTCGACATGCTTTTGTTATACTCTGGAAGATATTTTTTTAATACTCCGATTACTTCTTTATTAGATGCATATTGTCTTGTTGATTTTGTGTAATGACACAAATACCAAATTTCAAAACAAGGGCACGAAACGATCATCTTTATGCCATCCCCCGATTTTGCATCCGCACATGCAATCTGTTTGTCCTTTTTCGGGTCTAAGTCTGAATCAACAAGACAATAAGCAACATCTCCTGCCGTCGCATCAAGTCCCAAATCATCGAATGTGCGTCTGAGGGCATTTACCATGTTCACGGGATCGGTATAGTTTCCAGGAGCAAATTGCATCACATAGGAAGAATTTGACAAGCCCTTAAAATAAAAAGTTTCTGTTTTGTTCTCCCCCTCGGCCATTAACAAGATAACTTTTTTTCGCTCCCTCTGATTGGTGTTCCTAGGTTTTGGCTGATAACCGTCTCGTTTCGTCATAGCCCTTCTCCGTTTCCAACGTTCGGAATGGCTCCGTAACGCCCAAGCAAATATGCCTTTTGCACATCCTCTCTCGTTCTGGGAGAAAACTCATCTAGCGAATACAACGTCGATTCCCCTGTAGCCCGATCCTTTTCAACAAAATATATCTGGTCGCGACGCAAAAGGTTCAAGTCTAGTAAGTTCGTGGTATGAGTAGACACCACAAGTTGCGCATTCTTTTTGTTAGCATCCGGGTCGTTAAACAAATCAATAAGATAGCGAAGAAGTATTGGATGTAACGACTCATCAAACTCGTCTATGCAAAGCGTTTCCCCTGTTTCGAAGGCACGTTTAATAATAGGCGAAAAGAAAAACAAATTAACTGTGCCATTGGATTCATCCTGCAAATTCAGAGAATATGTTTTCCCATCTGCCATTTCATGCATAGTGGTAATATAGTATTCTTTTTTTGCCGAACTTGCATCCCGCTGGGACGAAGCCGACGAAGGATCTCTGCTCTCAAACTTATAATCAGAGATGTTAATATCCGCTTGATGCAATAATCTGTTTGTAAACTCCCGTAGTGTTCCATCCGTGTTTTGCTCAAACAGTTCTCCCGATATTCCTAATTTGTCTGCATAACCTGATGGATAGGTATTGATCCCCTCCATGAACCACATCAGGGTATCACGAGTTTCCTGGCAGTTCCAAGCCGTCGCTGTTGCGAGAAACAACTTGTTTTCGGTGTTGTATTCAGTAAGAGGCTTTAGCTTTTTTGTCATGGCCGATGACGTGAAAGTATACTGATTGCTACCAGTCCGCTTAAAAATGGTTGTTGCTCTAGAGGAGTGATACACAAACAAATATTCTTCAACTATTTTTTCTCTGGTAGCCGAAAACCCGTAAACATGTTTTGCCCCATTGACCACAAATACAAATTCAAAAGAGCTTGGTTTCTGCGCAGATGAATCATCAAAAGCGAACGGGGTAATAAGAGTCAACGCCTCTCCAAACTGCTTAAAATTCGAAAAACGCACTAGCAAAATAGCAGCAGACAACGCCTTAAAAATATTTGACTTACCAGCGGCATTAGCGCCAAAAATGGTGGCCACCTTTAACGCCCTACAGTTTGAATCGTCAATAACGTTATTGGGTAGCTCTTTGTCTGAAGATGCCTCCAAAGATAGCACGGCCTTTGTTTTGAAAGACCCGAAATTTTCTACTGAAAATTGAAGTAGCATGGCAAAACCTCCCTTTATATTCTTTAATATGCCCTGCCAATTCTATAGTATAGCTCATTTCGTTCCAGATGGTCAACCTTAAATTTTAATTTTTGGCAAATAATGACATTATTTACATTTTCGCTATCAAAATCAAGCAAATTCAAGACCAAAAAATTGAAGAACCCACGAACAAAAAAGAGGAGCCTCGCGGCCCCTCTTCTCTATCCTGCTCGCCCATCCGGGATTCGGCAGATCATCTGTACCATAGTTTTCCCTTTTTCTTGATCTGAGCACATTATTTTGAAACCATTGCTCAAATAAAAATGTTTAAGTGGCTCACTATCATGGCACTCAATCATGGCAAGTCTGCCACCAATCATCCTCTATTATAGCCAACCACCGAACCAGCGTCAAGAAAAGATTAGTCAAATTTCACGATTTTATTCCGCTTCGCCCTTCTCAGGCTCCTTGATACCCGCCAGAATCTGCTGCAAATTGAGCTTGTACCATGCAGCCTTTACCGCATCTAGCACAACATCAGCATTAACATCCAACCCCATCTGGGACAGCTTTTCCAGCGCCATTTTCCATTTTTCTTCGCCATGACCAGCGCCAATTAGCGCTTCAACAGCATGCACTGCCATATCAGCCAGCTCATCCACGTTGGTTACACCCTTGGTAATCAGCCAAGGCCGAACATAACGTCGCCAAGCAAGGATCACAACCAGATAGGTCAAAGCAACCACCGCAACAATCACACCAGCAACTAAATATTCCTTCATCACTTATTCCTCCTTGTTATCCGTTCGCCCCGTCCGTTTCTTCTGCATCATCCGTCTTGGTGGCAACGGGAGCCTTCCGGGGAACATCCCCAAACAGCCGAATCAGGCAGCTAAGCAGAAGCTCCCCGCCAAACAACCCGATACCCAATCGGGCAAAGTCGATGATGTCTATCTCGAACGCCAGTAGCACACAACCCGCTACGATCAGAAGCGTCGAAAACGCCAGACAGTAAAGCACGATGTCCTTTAGATAGCGTTCCTTTTCGGATCTTCTCACTGTTGAACAGCTCCATTCAGCCGAGATGTAGGTGCAGGCGGGTCTTCGGGCAGCCCAATAATGTCCTGTTCGTAAGAACTAGACAGATGATTGCGCCCCATATCATGATACCGCCGATACATCTTCATAAGGCGCTCTTTTTCACTATGCGGGCAATACTTTCGTCTCACCCACATTTCATGCGACTGGCTCAAACGATCACAAAGCAGATCGCCCGTGTCATTTTCCAAAATGCTTAACTTCTTTTCCGTTGTCTCTTTTAGCGACTTGACGTCGCTGTTGATAGCTTTCAAGTCTTTCTTGTGCTCTTCCATCTGAGTTTTCAAATCATTCAGTGGTTGTGTGATGGGACGAACGATCAGCCTAAAAATAACCACCAATGCCGTGCCTACGCCTACTGCCCAAACAATCCAGTCACCAATTTGTTTCACCAATGGATCCATAAGACCACCTTCTTTCGCTATTACTCTTTAATGGGCTTTGACCCACCAAACAAAACGCCTTCTCATAAATGAAAGAGGCGCGAACTCATATGGTCGATTTCTTCCTTATTTACTCTAAGCGTTCTTACTCAATTCCGCTATATGATATGTAAAATGCGGTCTAAACAATGAAGCAGCTTGTATTAGTGCGACAATCATTGAACGAACGCAAGAGACCAACCCAAGCCGGGATATTGCACTTAGACAATTTTTGACTTAATTGCCGATATGCGTGATGCCCAGTATGGAAAGAAATCGTCCAGAAAACGACTCAGTGCGTCGCCTCATTCGAATTATTATAAACATAGTGCCACCCATTCATTGCACCATAAGAATTTTCGTCTATGTTTTTGTGCTGCCGTCATAAAAAAGGAGGGTGAAGCACCAGCCTCACCCTCCCTTTTGTGTTACACCTCTTCAGTGCCAGGGGTGCCAGCCGTGCCGCCGTACTCGGGCGGTACAAGCTCCGGCAGACCGCTGTCAATCAGCACTTCCGCCACGCCCGCCTTCAGAGCCTTCGGAACCCGCTCAAAACTAGTCTTACCAAGGATTACCCGCTGTGCGAAGAACATTGCCATCATAACACACCATTCCTTTCTCCAAAGTAGTTTTATTGCGAACAGCCGTATGGCTGCTATCGCCTTACTCAGCATAGACTATCTCTGCCATTTCAGCGATACAGTCTTCAATAAAATCATTCCGATCAGAAACCGCCTGAATCTGCGCTTTCAGAGTTTTATTCTCCGACATAAGCCGCTCATTCAGCTGTCCCTGCTCGTCTAAGAGCTCTTTACCATTCCGCCAGAACTTTCCGTCGTGATACTCATCGCCAATGGCAACAGGATAGCCAGCGAAGGCAACGCAGCCGGGAAAGTCCGAAGCGTTTCTGGCGTTCAGCCAGATGATGTTTACCACAATTCCATTTTCAATCAACGCATAAAGCATCTTCCCATTCTCCTTTACCGACTATTGCGAATGACGATCACGCCATTACCGCCTTTAATGCCACTCGTACCGCCGCCTTGCCCCAAACGCGAAGCGTTGTCCGTCTCACCGGGGCCGCTGACCGTATCGCCCGTGCCAAAGATTTGTGTGGCAGCTGCGCCTGCACCGTCCACACCGGGGTCGTAATAAATCGTGCCGACTGAATTGACAATGCAGCGATACCAGCCGGACGTGCCTTTGTAAAGCACTGTACCATTCGTGTGCGTGCCAGTCGTCAGTGGGTAAACCAGATCGACTGTTTTATAGCCGCTGCCAATACTTACAGCAGCGGCGCTCAGGCTAGCATAGTGATATACATTACCAGCCGTACCGGTCGTACCCGATACCTGACAGCTGACATGGCCGGTCGTACCAGCCACGGCAGCTTCGCCACCGTTGGCGCTCTTACCCGCAACGGAAGATGTGCCTCCTTTGGAGCCTGCGCTGTTCCCACCGCCACCAATGATCGCATCGTAGTTAGTATTCAGCGCCAGTTGCTGCCCCATAACGGTAGTATAGTAACCACCACCGCCAACAGCAACGCCACCAGTATTGGCACCGGCACCACCTCCACCTAGAATAAAGATGTCAGCCTTGCCGTCCCATTTACCCCAGCCAGAAAATTTCAGTGCCCCACTGCCTGTAAACTTGATATGCCAGTTATCAGAGCCTTCATCTGTCAGCTCACAACCACCAGCAAAAGAAAACACTGGGGTCGTTTTGCGTACCGTCAAAGTGGCAGTACGGCTTTGCACAAAACCGGCTTTGTTCGTTATAATGCAGTAGATAGAAGCCGTTTGCTCTGAGTTCAGCCCCGTTAACGTCAACGTTGCAGCTGTTGCGTTCGCGATTTCAGTAGAATTTCTATACCATTGGTACATATACTCATCCGGCACACCGGCCTCTGCAATTTCAATTTTGAATGTGGCAGAATCGCCAATCCACACTGCCGCATCTGCCGGATAATTTGCATTCAGCGTGGGCAGTCGCTTTACATCGCCGCCACGCCGAAGAAGCAGACATTCTCCCATTTCATTCACCTTCCTCAGTTAAGCGTTAACGATGATTACGTATGACAACTATCCCACTACCGCCTTTACCGACATTCGTCAAGCCGTAGTACATGCCACCACCGCCGCCACCGGTGTTTTCCTCGCCACTAGTGGGCTGGTGTCCGCTCCACGCGCCATTTCCGCCACCGCCAGCGCCGCCATGGGCCTGTGCGGAGCCATTTCCACCAGCGCCGCCGCCACCCGCGTACAGGGTGCCGGTAGGTTCGCCAAACTCCCGCGTGGTCGTCCCCTGCCCTCTGCCAGGAGAACCCCAGTGGTCAATGCCAATGTTAGCTGCATTCTGCGGGTCGCCATTTCCACCGTTGGAGCCGCCGTTGTTAACGGCTCCGTTGCCGTAGGCTCCGCCGCCACTGCCGCCGTGCAGTTTTGTGCCGCCACCAGCCGTCACACCAAAGGCGCTAGTGTTTCCCCCAGATACGAAAGCACCTTGCCCACCCGCACCGACAACAATGTTATAAGAAGTGTTTGCGGCTGATTGGACACTTTTTTGGGTTGTGGTGTATCCGCCGCTGCCCGCTTTACCGTAGCCGTTGCCCGCGTCCCAGTAGCCGCTGCCGCCCGCGCAGCCACCGCCTACGCAGAACACATCTATCAGCCCATTCCAATTACCAAGACTCGTGAACCTAAACACTCCACTGGTCTTCAGCTTAATACGCCAGTTTCCATTGCCGTCATCAATCTTTTCAGCAGTACCGGTGTAGGAGTAATACATGGCCGGGTCTTTTACCGTCAGCGTCGCTGTGCGGCTGCGAACGCTACCGGCTTTGTTGGTCACAATGCAGTAGATGGTCGCGGTGGTGGCCGCAGTCAGACCCGTCAAGTTCAGCGTTGCCGCCGTCGCGTTAGTGATGAGGTTCCCGTTTTTATACCACTGATAGGTGTATTCTGCCGGTACGCCGTCCGTGGCGATCTCCACCCGGAACGTAGCGTTTTCGCCCGCCCAGATGGTCAAATCTGCCGGATAGTTGTCGTTCAGCACTGGGAGCTTTTTGATCTTTGCTTCTCGGCGGGTAAAAATGCATTCTCCCATTTATTTCACCACCTTAAGCAGAACCTTCAAATCCATCTCCGGCTTTTTCTCATAGCAATAAGCCGTCAACGTTCCGTTACCAGATACCAGACGGCCTAAGCGAGCAAAATTATCGTGGAGATCGTCCCAATTTGATACGGTGGCATCAGAGTAATCCCAATCCGCCAGTGGAGCATCCGTAGCCAGAAGTCCTGCCACATTCACTGTTTGCATGTAGGGGAGAGTATTTGACCAGCCATTTGCAGGAAAAGCCACCTCATAATCAGCATTGGTGGCGAACTTGGCTTTCAGCCCCGTGTAGAACGCCTGCAGTCCGTCCTTGTCCAAGTAAGCCATTATCTCACCACCTTTAATAGCACAAAAAGATCCACTGTCGGTCTTTCAGAATAACAGTAGGCCGTCAACTGATTGGCGGCATTGACCGTCATTCGTCCCACCTTCTGCCAATCTTCGGAATAAGCGTTCGCGTTCGCAGTTGTCGCACCGGACATGTCCAGGTCTACCAATGGATCATCCGTAGCAAGCAACCCTGCCACACTCACCGTTTGCGTATAAGGAGCGCTACCGCTCCAACCACTGGCTGGCAGCTTTGCTGTGTAAGATGCAGTAGAAGCCGCGCCCGTATTGTTACGTGCCAACTTTTTCTGGTTGTCCGTCAAGTTTAGACCAGACTGGTAAATCAAAGCAGAGAAAAGCGCTCCGCTAGTAATCAAATCTTCGCTGCCGCTCGTCCCCCCGGTGGTTGCATCGACGCCTTTGGCGGCAGCGGTTCCAAGCGTTCCACCGCTGTATGTAGTTAAAGAACTGGAGCCTGTTTTAGGGGAGAACGCCTTTCGGCATTCCCCCCATAAATAGGCGAGTCCAGTTCCATTAAGGAACTTGCTCATTTAGTTTTCACCTCAATGTCAAACCAAAATTAGGCTTCCGCCTCAGCGATAGCTGCATCAATTTCGTCGTTGGACAGGCCCTCATACACAATGAACGTGCCCAGAGCATCCCACTTGGTGCCATCCCAGACGTAGTTCATGCCGTCTTCTTCGCCTTCGGCAGTGCCCTTGCGCACATTATACACGTCGCCCTTCTTGTTGTTGGCGGCAGGCAGCTCAGCATAAGTATTGACGGAGCCCTTCACGCGGTACACAGCGGAAATGTCCTCCTTCAACGCATAAGTGTCAGCGCTGCCAAAGGCATCCAGCTTAGTCTTGTCCGCAGCGGACATCAAACCGTGAACGGTGCCGGTAGCATCTTCATAGGTGGTGTTGTCATTCTTGTAATACACAACGCCTTCAATGATGGGAGCGGCTTCGTAGCCAGCGGCATCAGCCACCTTGCTGGTGGTCTTCACACCGCCCAGGTCAGCACCGGCCACAGGCAGCTCATACTTGTTCGCACCTTCCGCAATGCCATCCAACTTAACCTTGTCAGCAGCCGTCATCAGACCATGGGCAGTAGTGCTGGCATCTTCATAGGTGGTGTCCTGCGCAGGAATGCCCAGACCAGTGATGTCAGCCTTTTCCACAGGCGCAGCAGCAGAAACGTGACCCTCAGCATCTACAGTCACTTTGTACAGACCGCTAGCCTTAGCGGTGTGGGTGGGATGGATGTACTTGTTAGCGCCCTCTTCCACACCGCCCAGCTTCGTCTTCTCTTCGGTGGTGTAGTCATTGTGGCTCAGGCCCATGCCCTCAACCTTATCAACCTTGGTGGTGTCACTGGGATGCCGATGATCGCCACGAGCAAACGCGGTTTCCTTACCAACATCCGCAGTACCGTCCATCAGAGGCACAGTGGTGCTGGCAGCAGCGCCTTCGGGCACCTGGGCCAGAGTGATATAATTCGCATCGTTTTCAAGCTGAGAAACCTTCTTGGGCATCTTGGCCAGAATCTTTACCCACAAATGTTTAAGACCTACACTATCAAGAAACTTGCTCATGATTTATCTCCTCCTTCTATTTCCGAGATCGTTTCGTCGATCTCCTCTGTCGTCATGGCCTCTGCGGCCACCGTAACGGTTACGGGAATTTCAATATCCTGACTACCATCGAACTCTACCTCACCTTCTGCCTGCCCTGTCAGCTTAATCAGGCGAGGGGTCGATAGTTTGTCAGCCTGCTGGCTCTTACGTGCTACCGCAGGGCCTACCACGGTTATTTCCATGGCATTCCCTTGCCATGGAACACGTGCGGGCTTAGAAAGGTCAGACATCGCCGACCACCTCTAAGATGGAGAAACGCTGCGGGGCGAAAGGTGTGTACACCTCTCCATCAGGAGCCACCATTCGCACATCCCACCAATAAGTCCCGCCTGTGTAATTGGTGTCTTTTGAATCCAAAGGAACGGTCAGATAATATTTGCCTTCTTTGGCTTCCAGCTTCAATTCCTTACTCCAGATAATCACATCGTCCCTCGGCCTACGCTTTAAGGCGACGATGACCTTCGTTTCGGAGTCAAAATAAAGGCCCTCGCCCTGAAAGCTCAGGTCGAAGGTTGCTGTATCTTCCTTTGAAATTTCTATGCTCAAACCGATCATCCTGAACATGGGGACTCCACCTCCTTTCTTGCATGATGGTGGAGATCACAGGGCATGATCTCGCTATATAATCCGCCGAAGCGGGTATAGCCTAGCTTTTCAAAATATTTTCAATCTCTGCCTGTGTAATAGGCGCGACAATGGCACCGCACGCCACGTCGATTTTTTCAAAATTATCGCTCAGCACGCTTACGTCCACCAGGTCGTTCTCGTCTGGCAAAGAAAGCTGCAAATTCGTGCTTACGTTAGCCATTTGTTCCCTCCTCTTCTATGGGATACATCACTTCGTCCCAAATCATGCCCTTCAAGTCGCTCCACTTCTTGCCGTCCGCTTTTAGTTTACCCCACGTCATCGTGCGCCGTAGCCACGGGTAATAGGGATAGAACCGCGTCAAAGAAAGCTGCATTGTAAATGCAGGCACGGATAGTGATATGGCTTTCACCATATACTCATGTGTCTCACCAGTTACGATGGACTTGTAGGCAATTTTTTTGTTCACATCTAGCCACGGCGCATATAGAGTCGTCACTGTCAGTGTGTCCTGCTGTCTGGCTTTTTGCCAGTTTTCATAAGAAGCACGCTCGTAAGCCAACTCCGTAGTATAGATATTATCATAGTCACCGCCCGTCAGCACCTGCCGCTGTACGCCAATCTTCTCCACCGAGAAATCTGTATAACGGTTAATCGTGATTTTAATATCCATACAACCGTATTCCTGCCGCAACTTTTCAATCTCTGCCTCAGTTGGCATAGCGTTATACTCAAAGCAGATTACATGAATGTTGCTCTGCCCTTGCAGCACAAAATGTCCGGCAGTGTACTTCACCACATACTGGATGTCCCCACGTATTGCATTTCTTTTAATAGGGAGAAATACATCAGTGCCGTCCATCGTACCGATCACTGCCGCAGGCAGGTCTTGCACCTTCATTAGTTGGCCAGTTACAGAATCCACATCTGGCGTAAAGGCAAATAAGAATCCATCTTCCAGCACTGTGAAGGAATCGTCAAACAAGACGTGATAAGTTCCGGGCGTAGTGGTGCCATCACAACTTTTCGCTGTATAATCTGCGTCCAGCTCTTGTCCCCAAAGCTCAGTGGTGTTTTTAATGTCCTTCGGCTGAGCTTCCCCAGACTCCGTTATCACCAACTGCGCCATTTCATCTGCCGTAATCACCACGGGATCGCCCACACCACTGGGAACCTCCTGCACCGTATATACGCCGTCAACAGAAATAAAATGTTCATAGCAAGGATAGAGATCCACCAGCTTTTTGATAAACTCATACGGATAACTACCCCGATCAAATTCCAGATCGTAGGGCACCGTTTTCCCGCCAAAGTCACAAATGGCTACATTGTCGCCACGATTACGCATCTGCTTCCATGTGTCCGCAGCTCGTGCGCCCCAAGTTGATTTCACATCCATCCACCGAGCCGCTTGCTGCAACCACGGAAAGAAGCGGTTTGCCGTCTGCTCTAACACGCTCTGAATCGTTCCACCTGCTGGAATCGTTACCTCCGAGCCGACTGCGCTACCACGTTCCTCCGTAATGGAGGCCATCAAGTCGGCCACTGAGAGAGATAGGCTTTCTGTAGCTACGTCATAAGTATAGCTATCTTTTGTCAGCAGATAACGCCCCATAGGGAACCAGCGAATCTTACCCGTGTTCCCGTCTCTCAGGCCAAAGGACAAGTGCATCATCTGCGTCATCCACGCGGACGAAAAACGACTCTTAAGATAGCCGTATTTGTCCAGATGAAGCTCAATCGTGGCTGTGCGGCGAATGTCGCTGTCGCTGTCCACATTGCCGCTCAGCGTTAGCAGCTCTCCCTCCAAATTTTCCAGCAGCCCGCCATCCTGAGCTCTCAACTCAATGCGAACATAAGCCTCCTTAATGGGCTGTGTTATCAGCTCCATATTCGTCATCTCAGCCATACAGCATCTCACGCACCTTTGCGTCACCACCAATCTGCTTATAGGCAAAGCGCACTTGCTTTAGCGTTGCTATGTCGCCTTTAGCATAGGAGATGGGGCTGTCGCTGGTAATGAACACCGCCATACACAACCCATCATAGGTTTTCAGCACTTTCGCCTTCCGGTTGGTCAAGAAGGCTAACAGCGCTTGAACGTCATAAGCGTTGAAATCATCCAGCCTACAATCGGGGCGCAGCTCATTAAAATAGCCCTCCACCGTTCCACTGTCATAGTTCTGGGAACCGTTAATGACCATATGGGGGAATTGGCTGTAATACGGTTGTACTGCCGTGCTGGTAAAGTTGCGCTGTGGAGAATAAGATGCTCCGCCAAGCGTCACATATGTCTGCTTCCCGTCTGTCAGCAAGATGCCATTAAATTCGGATTTGATGGTGCCCTGCAAAGTCTGGGTTGCAACACGGTTTGTTATATATTCCACCCTGTATGTATATTCCTGCTGGCTCCTAGCCCCGTAATCTCGGTAGGCTAGTTTTAAGCCAGACTGCGCTGAGGGGACTTTTTCCATGAGGACGACCGCCTCAGCCTTGCCGACCTCTAATCTGGTCAGCCGCACGGTGTCCGGCAAAGAGCTGCCGGTATACTCCGTCACGCCTGTGTTTACCTGCACAAAACCGCGCAGGCTGTCGTTTATCAGCTCCATGGCCCCTCCTTTCTCACATCAAAAGGGGGCCTGTTTTTACACAGGCCCCTTACAGCTTTACTTCCGGTACATGGCTTGCAGCACTTTATTCGGGAGCTTCTGAATCAACTCCTGTGCCAAGGTGTCTGCATCCTGCACATCCTGCAAAACAATATCACCGATCTGAATGGTCACTCCACCATTCGCACCTGCTGTCTTATAGCCCTCCGACGTGAAGCCCATGCCGGTGGCTTTCATGCCGTTGATTGCGGCAGTGTCCCGAATCAACCCGTACAACGTGCTCCCTTGCTCATTTGTAAAAGAGCCAATCACGTTCTGCCCGGAATAATCGTAGATATTGTTGGTTTTCTTCTGGCCTTCAATAGCTTGAATCGCGTCGTCGATCTTAGCCAGCGTTTCCTTATGCCGCAGGTCGTCCAGTTTGTCCTGCGCGTCTTTCAGGGCTTTCTGGTCATTTTCGTATACATAGCCCTGTCCGTCTCTAAAAATTAGCTTTGTCCGCTGCGTCCGAGCTCTCTCGTACTCCTCCTGAGCATCCTGCAAATCCTTTCGGCGCTGATACTGGTCATTAGTACGTTCCAGCTCTTCTCGCTCCTGTTGCAACCGGTCAATCCGCAGGTCGGCAATGGCGTCGTTCCATTCCTCCTGAGCAGACTTAATCGACCAAATTTCGTTCTCGTTGCCGATGATCTGGTTTTGCAGCTCCTGCCACTTTTCAGACAGCACGTCCAGCCCAGATTGCTGCTGCAAAAGCATCGCATTTTGCTGTTGCAAATTCTGAATCTGATCCATCCCATTCCGAATCAGCGCATTATACTGTTCATCCGTCGCGTCAGTACCCTGAGAGCTGTGGAAGCTCATGTAGGCTTCCATCAGGCTTTGCAGATCGCTCATAGACTGGTAGGCATATTGCAGCTTCGTCAGATCAATATTATTGATCGTATCTACCAGTTCAGACAGATCAGTCTTCGCTTGAATAATATCTTGGTCGTACTTTTCCAGATTGGCAACATACTCATGCCACTCATCGGAATCTTGCGTCAGCACCCCTTCGGCAAGCAATGCCTGGAACTGCTGATCGTATTTATTCCGCGCTTCCACCAGAAGATCAATTTTCTTTTGAGTTGCAGAGAGAGACTTATCATAGTCTGTCTCCACTATTTCTTGTCCGGTAGCAGCCTTATAGTCCAACTGCGCCGAGTTTTCGTCCAGAATGGCCTCCAAACGGTCGGCCTTCTTTTCGTAGTAATCGGTAATGTTAGTCAGCTTCTGAAGTGCCAGCTCTTTCTCCTGCTTTTTCAGCTCTTCCACCGTTTCCAGACACGCTTCCGCTTTCTCGTACCACGTTTTGTAGTTTTCGATCCGCTTCTTCATGTCATCGTCATATTCGTTAATATCAATCGTGCCATGCTGAATACGATCTACGATGTCGTTGCTGAGTTGCATTTCTCGCTGGGCTTTATCAGCCTGTTGCATATACCGATCATAGGCTTTGTTGTTCAGGTCAATCTGCTTCTTGTTAGAAGCAATGGCTTCATCAACAGCCTTGTTTTTCATCACGTCGCCAATCTTCTCGGCAATAATGTCGGTCAACTTGGTCGTGGCCTTCTTGGCAAGCTCCAGAGCCTTGGGAATCCAGTCATACAAGTCTTCCCATTTTTCCAGAATATCATCCCACGAGAAGGGTTTACGGCCACCTTTTCCGCCCCCACCACGTCCGTTGCCGTCAAGGTCATCAGGGATTTTGCCGGTTGAATTTTTTGGAAACACAATAAAAGGAGGCGCATTGATCGTAGAAGGAATCCACGAAAACTGCTTAAAATTATAGCCATTCCTTTTTTTCAATTTCCATGGCACCGACGTACCAAACGTGCCGCCCTTGTCATAGCTTTTCCCGAACGGCACATCCTCCCGTCCGTTCAGAATTTGCTCGGTTTGTTTACCGTTGAAAACAATGTCGCCCCGCTCCAGCTTTGTCAACTGCGGATAAGACGCCAATCTCCAAGTGCCAGTTTTGCGGCTAACAATAATTTCAGGAGCAAGCTCACCCACCAGCGTATTACCGCCAGCAGAAACACCGCCGTCCACCTTGGATGGCTTAGACGCACCGGGGAGCAGACTGCCCAGAGGGCCAAGGCCAGATGACGAAGGAATGGCCCCACTGACATTTAAGGCCACGCTCTTGCTGATTGGTGCCGCCAGTGTCGAGTTCAGCTTTTGCGCCTGATCGACCAGATTGCTAGGTACGATTTTAACCTGCTTCGTGGCAGTTTTTTCCAAGTTACCTTGCAAGTCTGCCTGTTCCTGATTAGCATTCCCAGTGTCAAGCTGTACGTTCACTCCCAAGGTGGCGGTCTGAGATGCACCAGAGACGGCTGCCCCGGTTGTGGGCTCTGCATTATCCTTTGTATCTGTTGAAGAATTTTCTCCTGTTACGTCGCCATCAATAACAACTGTGGCTGCGTTGATGGTTGCGTTGCTTGCCTCAATCGTCGCAAGCTCTGCTTTCTGAACTTCTGGCTCCTTGTCGTCAGTTGCGAGATCGCCCACTTCGCGCAAGGCGAGAGCGCCATTCTTCAAGTCCACCATTACGCCTGTTACTTCGCTAAAGGCGTTCAGTATATCCATGATATACTGGTCAGAACCATAACCGCCGAGCACCTTGTTTCTGAAATCGTCCAACGTTACATTGGAAGCCAAAGAAAAACTCCCATTGCCCAAGTTCTTAAACAGCCCTGCTTTTTCGGCAGCTTTATAGAAGGCGGACGCATCAAGCTCGCCTTCGTTGTTGTAAGCGCCTACTTTTTTCATGACCTGTTCATATTTATCCTGCGACCAGCTCCGCCAATCAGCACCAGCAGAGCCAAACAGATAATCGGCATACGCTTTGCCCTTATTGGTATAAACCTGCTTCTTTTCCCAAAGAGAGTTCAGCGCTTCAATGGCTTGCTGATTAGTACGGAAGTCGTCTCCGTTTTCGCCATAGCCCGAAACGGCAGAGAAATTAAACTTTCCCTCTGCCCCCTGCTTAATGGTGTCTACATACAGCTTGGCGGCCTTCGTTTGTTCTTGAAGGACGCTCAATTCTTTTCTTGCGTCTTCCAAACGCATTTTGCTGCTGGCATCTGCTTTGTCTTGGAGATCGACAATTTCAGCCCGTTTCGTCTTTTGGTCTTCTAGCAGTTTATTATAAGCGGCCTGCCCCTCGGTCAGCGCTTTCTGGTATCGTTGCTGGATTAGTTGCCTTGCGGCCATTTCATCCGCATACCAATATCCAGACGCATCCTGATGGAAGATGGCACTACTTTCTTGGGGAGTAAGATCGCCATATTTTTCCCAATCAATCGTGCCAGAAGCATTAAAGTCTTGTACCAAAGACAAGATGTTATTTGCCTGTTCAACAGCAATTTGCCCCTCGTCCGTCAGTTGCTGAAAAGCACCGGCTGCCCGAGTATTTTGCAAATTGATAAGCCTTTGCGTGTTGACATCCTGTTGCGCAGCTTCGACATTATCCTCCGCTGCCTGAACTTGTGCCTCCAAAGCACTGCGGTGGCTATCATCTACCTTGACTAGCTTTTCACGCAAATTATTGACAATTCTCTGCTTATCGGCCAAATCCGTTTCGTACTGAGCCAAAGCAGCAGCTCCATCTACCAAATTTTGAGCAGCATTTTCACGTTGCAGCTGAGCAACTGCTTTCTTGTCAATTTTCAATCCACCCAGCACACCAGCGCCGAGAATCGCTTTCTGCTCTTTGGCATCCAAGGTAGTATATTTATCTTTGACAATCTTACCAGAAGCATCCAGCACCCCAGTATAGGCTTCTGCTTTTTGCTGAGCAGCCTCCAACGCCGCCCATTGCCCAGTCAAGGTTTGCTTTTGACGATCTTCCATCTCTTTTTGGGTCTTTTCCACTCCGGCTTTGTATTCATAATACATATCCAGGAATTTGTCCCAACTAAGATTGGTTACGTCGCCACTGAGCTGGGTCGCCGCAAAGGACAACTGATCGCTAGTCATGTCCCATGCTTTCGATGCATCATCTAAGTGCGAACCGGCTTGATCCATCAGCTGTTGGATATTACTGGGGCGCAAAGCTCCCGCCAACTGCTTTCCTAAATCTTCACCAAAAGCCGCAATTAGCGTATCCTGCAATCCCCAAAAAGAGCCGCCTTTGGAAGAAAAAAGATCATTATAAGTGGCGGTTCCTTCGACCCACTGATTCATCTGGTCAGATAGTTGTGCCAGCGCATCAAGGGCTTCTGGGTGCCAAGCCAAACCGTTTGATATTTCTTGGGCCTTTTGCGGTAGCTCTTCATCCGTGAGAAGCTTTTTATGCCTATTTTCTTCTTTGAAGTAAAAATCTTCCCCCATCAACGTGGGCAAGGAGGCAATCAACTTTTTATTTTCATCAGAAATATTCGCCCAGAGTTTAGGATTCTCATACATTCCCTGTTCAATGGCAGCCTGGGCTTTTTCCCTTGCAACCGAAAGTGCCGCCCAGCGCTGAGCGGCCTGAGAGTCAAGACCAACTTGAAGCTGATTTCCAATTTCATTTTTCAAAAATTTGGCAACATTGCCCGCTACAAGCTGGCTGGGAAGGCCCTGAGAATCACTCCAGAGAGGAGAAAATGCCTCTTTCAGTTGCTCTGCATCAACACCCAACTGATCTAACCACTGAGCGTTCCCCGTCGCAATTTGATCCGCATATTTCCATAATACTTCTGAGTCTTCTGTTTTAATTGCATCTAAAAGTTGCTCTGCATTGTCAATAACCGAAACAAATTCGCTGGAGTCTTTACCGTAATTGTAATTGTCGCTTACACGCTCAAACAGCTCGGTTTTCGCCAGATTCTCCATTTGATTGCCGCTCAGGATCTCTTTGCGGTCTTCTGCGGCTTGCTGCTCGTAGGCACCCTTAAGCCCATCCATGGATGCACTGAGGCCATTCATGCTTGTTCCAAGTTTTAGCAGCGCATTGCCGTTGATGTCTGTGCCAATTTTAATATTCAGCCCAGAATCACCAAGGGCGTTAACGATGTTCAGGTACTCTTGGTATTCTTCCTCAGAAAGACCAAGATTCCGGTTGGTTTTACGGTCTACATGCTTTGCAAGTTGTTCATAACGCTCACCGTATTGCTGAATTAGATCATCACTTTTTTCCAGGTCATTGCTATTTTCTTTGAATTTGGAGCTCATAGCATCCAAGGCTTCTTGGGCATATTTCGCACGATTGGCAAACTGGTCTAAAGCGTCCAGCGCCAAACTAATAACGGTAGTTATCACCATCATTGCGCCCCAGTTCAGCAACGAGGTGCCAATGCCTTTTAATACTTTTCCAAGAGCTCCGCCCTGCCTCACGCTACTTTGCATAGAAGCCGACAGCGCGGTAATATACTGCTGCGCACTTGCAGCACTGCCGGATACTGCGTCAAGGTTCTTAGAAATTTCAGCGAAAAGTCCGCCCTCGGTGGCCCCAGCAACACGGAACTTATTCAACATTTCTTCCATGCTGCCAGATGAACTGAGATACCCAAGCGCCGTTTGTTCCTGAGATTGCAACCGTTGGGTCAACAGTCCCGAATAGGACTGAAACGCTTTCCCGTCTTGCCCAAGCGCCAAAGCGCCCCAAAGACCCGTCGTTATATTTTCGCCTTTTAGCCCCTTAGCAGTGCCAAAAGCATTTAGACCGGGCGCAAATTTGGTAATAGCTGCTGTTGCCGCAGCGGCAATCGTAGGAATACCTTGCGTCGTTTCAGAAATTTTGACGATGACTTCCAGCAGCCCGTTCAGGCCATCATATAGCGTACCAATCTTGCCGTCATCCAGTACATTCAACGAAAGATTTTCAATGATGCTCTTCGTCTTATTAGACCGGGCCTCCAGCGATTTCTGATACTTGTCATAGTTCTTCATCGCCACGCCGGAAGATTCCTGTGCGGTCTCGTATGCTTTTTCGGCCTGGCTGAAATTTTTCAGAAGCCCCGCCACATCCGAAGCGCGGTTCTTGCCAGAAATTAGCTCCAGCAAAGCAGCCGCATTGGGGCTACTGGCGTCCATCTGATTATAGGCTTTGGCGATACCCTTCATCATTTCATAGGTAGACTTAAAGCCGCCCTTTTCGTCCATGATGTCAAAACCGCCTGTGCCGTCAAGATTGGTTAACGCCATAATCTGCGTCCGCAGCTTGCTGGTGGATTCAGCCATACCGTCTGTATCTTCGCCAGCCGCCACCAGTTCCGCCTTTGCTCCGCGTAGGCGGGCAGACAGTGTTTTCAAGGCTGCACCGGTTCTGGTGGCATCCTGGTTGATTTCCGTCATGCCGACGATCAGGCCGATACCTTCATCCATAGTGTCGCCTGCAGCGGCCAAAGAGGCAGCAGAGCGCTGCATGGCCGCACCAATGTCGCCGCTGGACAGGGCATATTTATTGCCGACATCAACATATTTGTCAACAATGCCCATAGCATCCGAGGCCCCAATATCAAACGCCTTCATAGCGTTGATGATGCTCTTGCTGGCGTCTTCTACGCCCTTTACATCGGGAGCAAGTTTGTCATAAATGTTGAACGTTTCGCTCAGTTCAGAAGAGTCTTGTAGATTATAGCCCAGACGCGCAGCCATGGTCGTACCAGTGATATAGTCAGCCACGCCAAGACTCAGATCTTTCGCATTTTGGGCTGCCTGCTTGGTATAAGACTCCAACTCTTTGCCGGAAGTTCCTGTTACAACAGACAGATCCACTGCCGCAGAATTGACTTTTACTAGGTTGTTGTAAAAGGTCCCAAGCATTTTGCTCAAACTTTCATAAGAAAGAAACTTGCTGGCTAAAGACTGACCCGCCTGTACAAGCCCATCGGAAAAAGTTACTTGCTGGGTATTTACTTTAGCAAGCTGTGCCTCCAAAAGGTTGAGCTGCGAAGTGTAATCACTCAACTGCGAGGCTGCATTATCAGCGTCAGGAGTAACATTTCCAAAATTTTTGTACAGCTCCCTAAACTGCTCCTCTAATTTACCCCCAGCCTGCAATTCACTATGACTCGCTTTAAGAGAGTCCATTCGGGACATTTTAGCCTGTGCAGTCTCATACACTTTTACTCGTGCGTCGTAGTCCTGTTGATCCTGCTTCTCAACGTCTTTCCACCCCGAGGTGATTTCCTTTTGCATCTTCTGGGCTTCTCGTTCAACATCTCGAAGAGCAGACTGTTTTTGTTTTTGCTCATCTTTCCATACCCGCCCGCCAACTTCATAATCTGATTGCTTTTGACGATCAGGCTCTGATTGATATTCCCTCCAAGCGGCATCTTCTTGCGCCTGAATTTTCCGTTGCTCTTCCTGTTGTTTGGCTTGAGCTTTTTGCTGAGCATTCAGCCGTGCTACTCTTTGAGCTTCCGCTTTTGCTAGAACAGCCTCTGCCGCCTTTTCCTCTCGTTCGTAGATCGCCTGACTTTGCTTTGCCCATTTCTGGTCGTCTTTGGCGTTTTCCCTGCGCCATTCCCGCTGATTATTAAACATTTTAGCCAGCTCTGCGTTGGAGGCTTTTGTAATATCGAAATCCCAAGAATCAATTCCTGACTTCTTGGACTGTTTATTTTTTTTAGATGCCTGCTTAATTCCGGAGTCCATCCCCTGGGATATGCTCTGCTGTACCCCACTTTGCAAGCTCGACGTTATTTGCTTTAGGTTTGCCTGATCGCCATTGGAGATTTGCAACGTTACGGGAATCGCAACACCTTTCTTCATTGCGTCAAGCTGCGCCTGTAGCTTTTTTACCGACCCATCGTCCTTCATCCCTGCCGAGATAAGGACTTTCAATTCATCTGCCATCAGTCTCCCTCCTTTGCATCAACTCCTTGCTGAAACTTGTGCTTTCCTCAGAACGCTCAATGAGTGAACCGAGGAAAGCACAAGAAAGGGGCTGCGATTGCAGCCCCTGCTTATTCCACCGTAATTCCTTTTTTTCTGAGCCCCTGCTTTAACGCAGCCACATGCTGCTTCCCGGCAGCCAGCGTTTCCACCGTCGTCTGGACAAAAGGGCGAGGCCCCACATCGTAAAAATCGTACCCGTCTCCGCCATTATTAGAATAGCCGCCGTACTCAATCGTTCTCGCCAAGTTTTTATTGGTAGAAGCCTTTAGCATTCCGTCATAGGCCGGGTTGTCGTACCCAACTGCCACGCCTGCGCCATTTGGCTCCGCCAGCGTTTTTACCTCCAACGTTTTACCAGCAACCGTCCCCTCTAAATTATACAAACTGTTTCTGCGCTGATAAACCTTCGGCTCATACGCCTGGTATACGGTTTTCCGAATAACATCTTTCTCAACTTTCTGAACCGCAGAATTCACTTCGTTGGCCAGTGCTTCGGAAACAGCCTTCTCTATATAAGTTCTTGCCTTACTGTACGACTTGAACGTCGGCATCTGCCTGCTCCTGCTCTTCGGGAGCCGCTTGCTCAACCGAGTTTTCCTGCGCCTTCAATAATTGAGGCAGCGTTTCTTTCAACGCGGCAGTCAACTGCTCCACTGCACGGTCAAAGCTGTTTTTGCCCAAAGTCTTCTGACGATGATAAATCAAATCCATAGACCACTTAGCGATATTAAAGAGATCATCGTCTTCAATAAACTCGCTCAACTGCTCCAGTACATGGTTATTCCGTTCAAATTCCATAAGCTGGTCATAAGGCATATCGGGCAGCTGCTTATCTGCATAAAACATGAACAGGCCCACCAGATAGGTCGGTTTTTCCTGGCTCGGATCAAAGAAGCCATTGTCCTGCATTACGTTGTCCGCCATGGCGAAAGCAATCGCTCGCTGAGAGCTGTAGGGGGCACGGGAATTCATATTCACAGTCAACTTCTTTCCATTCAGAAGCGTAAACTCAAAAGTTTTTACCATCATCTGTCCCTCCATTATTCCACTTCCTCCGTAAATTTCGCATCAATCCAACGGCTCTTTCCCCGGAACATAACACGATAGAAACCATTCTTTTCTCCTAGCACCTGAAAGCGAGTGCCCACTTCGGCCTCAAAGCCCTTCTTATTGATGGCGCTATGGCTGGCACCTTCTCGGATACGCACCGGCTTCCCATTGAGGCTTACCACTTGGATATACTTGTTTTTTGCGGGAGCAACCATTTCGCCTTCGTTGTTTACGACGCTATCTTCCGGATCAGACTCTTCATTGATGATCTCTTCCGCGTCGCTGCTCAGGTTCACCCCACCAGCATCCTCGCCATAATCAATTTCATTAGCCCACATCACATGTGTCCAACCGTTTTTCAACGTAGAACCTGCCACGCGCCCCATGCTCTGAGAGCTATGCACTACATCGCAAGCACGCTTATGGCCGTTCTTATCCACGTCACCCAACGCAGCATCCGCCACTTTAATACCAACATGGTAAAAATCTCCCAGACCGTCTCCACGATATTTGGCCGGTAGTTTCTCGCTTTCTTCCCGCCACATCAGCAGCAACGCGCCGGGAACCAGTTTTCCTTCCTTCTTGGCATTGCTCAGTGTCCCCAGCCATACGCAATGATTTCGTACCAGATCGTTGGAGCCCGCAATGCTCATAGAGCCTCCACATTTGCGCACGCACTGCTCCACAAAAGTCTTGCAATCTTCGCTGCTATAAAGAATGGTATCGCCCTTTGCCCGCTGTACCGCCATTTCGGCTACCGCTTTTGCTGTCGGTTTCATCATTATCCTCCCAAACGATTCGATAGGTCTGTTACTCGCCGCTCCAGCTCTGCCACTTTCTTTTTAAGCGCCTTAATTTCTTTTGACAGGGCCTGCTCAGTCTGCGAATTCTTTCTGGTAACTGCCATTACAATGGCATCCACAAGGGTGTTAATTGCTTCGTCGTTCGTCTGATTCATTCTTCTCTTCACCTGCCGCCATAAGCGATGCAACATAAGCGGTGCCAATGCAAATAGCGTCCGCTTCATCATCAGTGACCTGTAAATGATAAACATCCTTTACAAAATCAATGGCTTGTTGCTTCAGTTGTTCTCTTTTTACACGCCCCTGCTTAAATCCGCAAGCCCTTCTCCATTCTGTCGGCTTCAAAATCACACAGCCGATCTCGTGCAAAACACAGTAGCCGATTATCATTCCCTGCAACCGTGCCAACGCGATCAACCCGGAAGGATTCGCCTGCATGGCCACATCCTCAATCACAATGACATCCGGCTGGTATTTCTCCACTTCTTCCGCCATTTGCTGAAACATGGCGTCCATGCGTAAGCCCAACCCCTGCTTCATTTTGTGCAGATCAATCAAGCCAAAGGCCCCCATTGTATTGTCTTCAAAAAAAGCATACCCCGTTCGCACCGTTGCCTGGTCAAAGGCCAGTATCTTCATTTCGTCACCACCTAAAGAAGGGAGCGCCCCGAAGAGCGCCCCCATATTTCACTTTACCCGCTTCCGCCGAGCAGACACTTTCGAAACCGTTTCGGGCTCATCAACCTTTTTCTCGGCACAATAGTTTTCTGCCATCACTCCGTGAAGTTTGGCAAGATCCATACCAGATGCGTCCACTTGTCGGGCGTATTCATTCCGGTCAATCAGACCATCACGATAGTTAATCCATGCCACCCACACCCGGAAGCATTCATCCGAACAAGCGATTTTCTTAGGAGAATTGTATGCTTCGCTGGCATTACAGCAGTAATAGCCAGCGCCGCATACACCGCACACATGATTGTTTTCAGGCATGCGCACTCACCCCATTAACCCACGTAGCCGTTCTCATCCACCAGAATTTCGAACAGACGCTTCTGAGGATCACAATAGTCCTGAGCGCACTGCAGGGTGAAGGGATGATCCATATCGGGCGTAAAGGTCAGGTCAATCTCAGGAGACAGCTTGGCCTTGGGGAACACCTGATAGGCAGCATACTGCGTGTTCTTGTCGCACGCATCATGGCCCAGCACAAGGAACACGGCCTTATGCTCGCGCACCTTGTCGATAGCGCTGCTGGTCATCTTGAAGCCCTTCTTGCAAGCGTACTCATAGTCAACACAAACCTTGTCGCCAGCAGCAAGACCGGTAGGCAGGGTCAGCTTCTTAGTGGCAGCTTCCAGCTTAAAGGCATCAGCGCCCGCTTCGGCAGCAATCTTAAACTGCTTGCTCACGCCACCAGCCTTCGGAACCACATAAATAAAGGGAATCTCCGCACCGGCGGTGCCAACGGGAATCTCTTTCAGCGTTACATCGGTTTCAGTGCCAGCCAGCGTGAACTCTTCCCACTTGGGCATATTAATCGCCGCAGAGTCGGTAGCCTCGGTGGTAGCAGCACCCAGCTGCTCGCCCATCAGAGTAAAGGAGAACAGAGCGTTGCTGGCGGAGAACTCCGCAGAGCGGCCACGCTCCAGCGTTTCAATCTTATTGCCAATGGCATCCACAACATCAACGCTGTTTTCAACCGTCACCTTCAGGTTGCCATCTTTCACCTGATCCAGAGAATAGATTCGCTCACCGGTAGCGGGAAGATAGCCATTGCCCTTCACATACCGGTCGATGATAAAGTTATCACGATTCAGAGCCATGTATTTTCACCTCCAAAAATTTTAAGCAAAAAGCCCGGTCAGTGACCGAGCTCTCGCATATAATCCAGTTCCTTCGTTTTGATTTTCTTCGTGTCAATGTTGCCACTGTAGCAACCGTCCAGCAGCGCCTTAGATGACACAATTATCTGTGTCCGCTGCACCGCATCCATAAATGCGCCGATTTTCATGTCCCAGACCGTACTCCAATCACTTTTGAAGCCTTCCAAGTTCACCATCGTGGACACCAGAGGCTGTAAGAAGGATTTGGCCTTTCTCTCCTTAGCGGCTTCCCAGTCCATGTAAGCTACATCCAGCATAATCCGCCTTGAAAAGGCGTTGCCGGGTGTTTTCTTTTCAGTCTGCTTCATTCGCATGACCGCACAAACATAGTCTACTATGTCGTGATAGACCACTTCGTCTATAAAGCTATTGATCTTAGGATTCGCCAGAATATATCGGCCTTGATTCTCTACCAGCGTCCGTTCATAGTCTGCCGGTTCCAAATCTCGGAACAACAGATGAACTTTTTCTTTAGGCAGACTAGGAAACAGCATCATGAACAGCTCAAAATTGGTTACGTCCTCATAACGAATTCCAATTTTATCCAGCTGCGCCATCATGTCGGTAGGCGTGGCAATCAGCGTATAGCAGGTCTCAAAAAAATCCATTTCATGTGACTCGCCATCGCTTTCAATTTCTCCCAGCGTTGGCTGACGCATGACAATACCTTTGGTGATTTCAAGGTCTCTGCCACGGTAAACCTGTAATTCATCTATCTTCACGGCTTACACCTTGTCACCCACACGGTTCCACCCACGGAAGCGGTACGTAAAATGGCGTCCTTTGAAATCGTCTGCCGCAGTAAATGGCTCCGACTCTCCGCCTTCCAGCCTGTCAAATGTATACTCCGTGGAACCATTAACAATCTCGTCGAGACAGTTTTCCAGCAGATCAGTACGAACACCCCGTTGGCCTTTCAGCCCCAGAGAATCCGCCACCTGCTTGTCTACGACCATCATGGAGTCATGCACCAACACCCAGACGTCCAGCCGGTACGCTCTTGTTGCTCCCGTAATGGGGGCAAGCCGCGTCACATCAAAAGTCACGAAGACCTTAGCCTCTTCAATCGTGCGGGGAATTTTCATCCACGGATAGACTTGTTTATACCGCAGCTCCTTAGCAGGAAGAGAAACTTGAGACGTATTTGTCAGCAGTTTTACCGCCAGTTCGCTTTGCAGCACATCTTTCAACAGCTGCTCTTTCACTTCGCTGATTACATTTCTCATCAGAACCACTCTCCCTCTTCCTGCACGGGTTCTTCCTCACCGGGCTCCTTGGGCTCAAAATAATTTGCAATCCCAAGCATCAGATTATCGTCCTGCTGAAGCTCATCTTCAGCCAGCGTCAGTTCCAAAACGCCAGAGGCATATTGCTCGCTGTCATCCCGGTATTCATACGTCCCCGTAATCGGATTTGCCCGTGTAATCTTAAAAGAGAGAGGCCGCTCACCGGGGCCATAAGAGCCCAGCAAAAATCGCCTATCCCTTCGTAAAAACTTGGTGTCTGCGTTAAGCTGCATCTTCACCGTAATGGTAAAATCTGCTGTGTCAATGGTGGTTGCTCCTGCTATGCCAGTACCATACCGGCTGATGCTTTCAGAAACACCGTAGGCTGCTCTGATCTCACCTTCTCCCGTCTGCCAACGCAGCAGCGTATTGCATTGCTGCATGGATCCGGTATAGTTAATCAGCTCGGTCGCATCCAGCTTTGTGACCAGCCAGTATTGACTTTTCCAAAATACAAGGTCGCCCAATCTTAATACGTCACCGGGACGCACCTTGACGTTTTTATAGCCGCTTTCGCTGCTCTCCACAATTTGCAGTTGCTGCTCCTTGCCGTTCACCAACACTTCTTCCCAGTTCAGCGCCTTGGAAAAATCTTTATAGACCTTATATCGGTAGGAACGCACGTCCGCTTCCTTTTTGCTCCCAACGCCGTTCATTTTCTGAAGCGTGCGATAATAAGACACATTGTGTATCATTCGTCACTTTCCTCCGGCAGCGTGGTTGTTAGCGCCTTATGGCTGCCTGTCAGCCGGTCTCTCCCGTCATAATCCGCAATTAGATAGTTCACTCGCTTCCAATATTCTTTGACCAGTGCCAAAAAAGTCGAGCGTTCATTTGCGGGAGAATGTAGCAGTTTCAACTCAGAAGAAGAAAAGGCGTTCAGTTTCGGCAGCAGTTTTGACACACCGCGTTCGTAGTAAATCACCTTCATAATTTCTGCCAGCAGATCGGCTTCATCGTCTGTGATTTCTACCTCAAAAGAGTCGGTCTGACGACCCAAAGCGTCCTCGGAAGACACAATGTTCAAAACAAAGTCCAGGTCTGAGTGCCGTCTCAAATAGCAGCACGCCTCTCTAAGATAGGATCGCGCCCGTTCTGCCGCCAACATCATCGCTTCTTCCTCGCTGACGTTGAAGTAATCAAAAAAATCCTCGTCGCACTCAATTTTGTCATAGAATAAGGTATACACATCGTTGACGTTGACGGTCATAGCGCTCCTCCTTTTTAGGCTTTCTTGGCAGGAGCCTTACGAGGACGGCCTGCCTTTTTTACGGCAGGCTGAGTTTTTTCTACTACGGGGACAGGCTTTTCAGTGGGAGCCACCTCAACTTTCTGGGCAGCCAGCAAATTCGCTTTGGCCAGCGCTTCCTGCACCTTCTGCTCCACCAGAGCATCCACATCCGCCGTCGCATTCTCCTGCTCCGTTTTCGGAATCACTCGGATCGCTGAAACCATCTGACCCTTGTTCAGTTCGGCCTTGCGGCCTTCGACCGCCGCCTGTACCCGGCTGGAAATATCTGCCTGCCCTTTGTTCATCAGCACGCGCATCCGACCATAGATCTTATCAATGGTCAGCAAATCCTTTACTGCTACAATCTTCTCCATGGTTTCGGTGCTGGGCGAGGTCAGATAACGATCAATGTCCCGCTCAAAAATGCAAGACTCCTTCCAATTCGGGAGCCGCAAAGCTGCATAAATTTCTTCTCTTTCATCCTCGTCAAATTCCACCATGCCGTTACGAATCACCGGGCTATGCGCGTTAATATATTCCAGCTCCGTCAGCGTCACCGTTTCCATGCCGGGCATACCATCATTGCGGCCACTCAGCAGGAAACTGCGATCCTTCGTGCTCAGGGCCAAAGCCGGGAGGCCCCAATTATAAATTTTGATGTTCAGCGCATCCAAAAAAATCATTCCTTTCGTCAAAAGAGAGAGGGCTAGTTCAATATTCCTAGCCCTCCCACAAAAATTACTGAGCCATCACAATCTTGGCAGCCTTGGCAATGTCGGTAATCGTCCAGCCAAAGGTATAGCCAGTCACCTTCAGGTGTACCATTTCACGGTTGATGTCCTCGTCTTCCAGAACGCGGGCCTCACCACGGGTCTGAATGTTACCGATCTTGCCAGCAACGCCAAACACGCGCTTGTCGGGCACAATCAGTTCGCCATTGGCCATCTTACGCTGACCAGTGTAGCCGAACATCCGAGCACCAGCATAAGCCTCCAGGAAGCCATTGGTGGTGTACATGTTCTTCTGGGTGTCGATGGGCCAACGCTCACCCTGCGCCAGCTTGCTCATGGCCTGAATGTACTTGTTCAGAGCGAACATCACGGGATTGCCGTTGTCCACCATGTCCTGCAGATACAGCGCCAGCTGATCCGCAGAAGTCGCAGTGGGAGCACCAGTAGCCTCAGCAATGTAGCCGGGATGGGTGCTGGTAATCGCGGCATCCAGAGCCTTGATGATGTCACAGATCTTCTGATCTTCCAGCGCCTGATTGATGCGCTCGGTGTAGTTCGCAACGGTCTTATAGCCGCCACGACGGATGTCGCGCATGGGGATATACACTTCCGCCTGCAAAGACTTCCAGGTGGGCTTCATAATCTTGTGCTCGATATAGGAAGCATCCACGTTGCCACCGGTGGTAGCCTCATGCACCTGAATGGTGTTCTTGGGCTCCACTTCAGTGTAATAATCGTCAAATTCGCCGATAGTGCCCTCATCAAAAGCCTCTTCCATAAAAGCGCTGGGAGCAGACACAGTTTCGGGGGTAAAAGTCTTCTTCACCAGAGCAGCCAGCTCATGGTTCGGGTCATGACCGGTTTCGCCAATCTTGCGGATGCTCTCATCCAGCACCGCAGACATTTCCTTTTCTTCGTCAGTCAGCCGGTCGTTATAAGTTACCTTGGCAGCCAGATCGGCCAGCACACAGGGCTGAGCCATGCGTTCAGCAAGTTCCATCATCTTTTTCGCCTCCTTTTTAGCCCACCGTCACAGTAGCAGACGGCACGCGCTCCACGATGTACATGTCCACGCCAAAGGGATTCTCGTAAACGCCCTGGTACTTCCAGAACGCAGCGCCGGTCTTGGCGGGCTTCACAAATTTTCCGCCATCGACCACTACCATGTCGCCAACGGTCAGACCGGTGGCGGTCAGCTCCGTAGTCGCATAACGCTCACCCAGCATGGTGGGCTCCTTCAGATACATTGCGCCTTCTGCAATCGTGTCGTTGTCCTTCTCAACAGGTTCGATCACTGCATTGATGCCGTTGTATTCCATTTCCTTGTCCGCGAAATACTCACCGCCCTCCAGCGGAGTGCCACGGGTCATGGCAGCGTCGGCCACAACCTCAAGAATGCCCTTGTCCTGATGCCGAATCAGATGCTTCAACATTGTCTACCATCTCCTTTTCACTTGCGGATGAAATCATTCCAAACATCCGCGTTCGTTTTCTTGTTGGAATCAAAAACGCCCTCGTCGTCCTCCAAAGAACGCCGGGGCATCACAGAACTGGTTTCCGTTTTCAGCTTCCCGCTCATGAGCTTATCCGCTACACGAGCCTTTACCTCGCTTACTTCCAGTTTTTCAATCAAGGGAGCAAGCTCAGCCATTTCTTCCTGCGTAAAGCATTCTGCCTGCTCCACATAGGTACGCAGCTCAGCGATTTCAGACTGTCTCTTGGCTTCCGCTTTCTCGGCTTCCGCCTTGTCATACAGCTCTTTATACTGCTGCAAATTGGACAGTTCAGTCTGCATCTCCCCAATCATGGTTTCTTTCTCAGCAAGCTGAGCGTCCCGCTCCGCAATCTGCTGATCCTTTTCGGCCAGCACCTGCGGCATCTCGCGGGGAGTAGCTGCCATTGTTACCGGCTGTTCATCCAGAATCCGGACGTTACCAGCTTCATCCACTTCATAAGAAACCTCAATATAGTCCAGCTCCTTGGCCTCTCTGCCTTCATCATGGAACCACGCCTTGTGATCTTCCGGGAACAAGAAACTCAGCCACGCATAGCGGCGCTCATCGTTTTCAGGCTTGCTGGTCTGGAAAGCCTTCATGATGGCCATACGGATGTCTCTCTCCGTACTCATGGCCACCTCAGTTTCCGCCTGTTCCTGAGCCAGTGCGGTCTGCTCAGCCTGTTCCGCCTCTACGGGGACTTTCGCTTCACTCGCTTCCGTCACAACTTGCTCCACAACCTTTTCATCTTCCATTTGTTCATTCACCTCGCTTTCCTCCAAATCTCGACACAGCGCTTCGGCAATCATTTTCTCACAGTCCATCGGTTCCTCTTCTTGAGAGGCCACCGACAAAACAGCGGATGATTCGCCATAGGCGGGTTCAGATCCGCCGCCAATCGCATCGTCCGCAAGAAAACAATTTCCTTCAAATACATACTCTTTCAGGTATTTCAAGCCATCTTTGAATTCATAAACGGATGTCTCGATCTCCCAAGAGTTATGCAGCTTCCCGGCTGCAAACAGGCGCTTGATCGCCTCTACTGCATTCCGGTTCCGCTTCCAAATACGCTGCGCAGCCATAACGCACGGCAAAGTCTTGGTTTCACCTTTTACCGTCGTTACTTCCCTGTTTTCTACCCATACCTTCGTGTGTGTACCAATCGGGATTGTATCAAAAGTGATTTCCCCGTTGGAGGCTACCCGCATTTCATGCCCCTTAAAAGTGGGCTCGCCTTTACGATTTTTCGTAATTTTCGCATATACGGGCATATCCTTTAGGGTGGCGATCATCGTCTCCGTATGTTCACGCTCTTTTTTGGTTGTGCCATAGGGGATGATCCGCCCATTATAATTTGCGTCATCCAGATAACAAACCAGATTCAGCAATTCCAGATAGGTTTTGTGGTTGTCCGCCAGCTCCAAATAAGTGCCGGGGATCAACATTCTCTGCTCATCGTCGTGCATCGTCTTTCACCTCCTTTCCTTGGAGCTCATCGTCATAAATCACCCCAAACTCGTATGAGGCGAAAGTGTGGTTGCGCAAATATTTCGCCACTTTCTTCTGCTCTCGCATCAGCCTTATTAGCGAGAGCAACGAATGCGTTTCGCCGCAGCAGGGGCATCGAATCTTGAACATGTGATACCTCCCAGACAAAACAAAAGCGTGCTGATTCCCAGCACGCCATAAAAATATCATGTTGAATTTAGATACTCCACTTATACCTCAATTTGTGGTCCGCAAAGTAACTATAAGGAATTAAACTCTCCTTTTGCAAACGGCCAATAACAATATAATCCGGGACACTTTGGCTGCTTGCAAATTCCAATATTTTAGAATAAGAATAATCACCCTCTTCAATAAAAGATTTGTATGCAGCAGGGTCAAGTAAGGCGTTAGAAGCAAAGAAATCTGCCGCCTCTTCTGCCTTTGTGTTTTGACTGTCTGACGCATCAATAAAGCATTTTGCCTTATCCGCATCGCCATTAACCAGATGCCCCAGCTCATGAAACAGCGAAAACCAGAAAATATCTGCAAAAGCCCCACGGATCGTTAGACTGATTTGATAAATTCCTTCATCTCGCCTGCAAATAAATCCATGAACAGGAGCACCCTTAAAATTATGCACTACTTGAAATTCAATTCCATATTGGGCCATAATGGGAGCCAATTTAATCTGCGGATCTGCGCTCCTGTCTGCCATCGCCTCTTTGATGGCTGTAATCACTTCGCTGATCTTATCTGGATTAAAAGTGGCGCTTGCTGTGATTGGGAATCGGCTCATTTGACACAGCTGGAGCCACGCCCCCAATACACTCATATTTGTCTGAGTTTTAGTTGACATTCTGAAAAGCCCTGCTGGTGCCAAGTGCTGCAAACAATTCAAATTGCTTACTCGGAAAATTTTGCGCAGACCCAAGATTGTTTCTGCGGCCTTTTTTTCTCCTTCTAGCTTGCCAATTTTCTTCAAGAACTTAACAATCTCTTTAAGCTCTATGTACACAGCTCTCTCTTCTTCAGAAACGGTTTGAGCTTCCTCGGCCTCTAGCATTTTTGCATCGTAGTTGGCCTGTAAATTTAACCAAAACGACTTGGGAACATTCACAGCATATTCTAATGCCATAGCAAAACGAGCAGAAATAGCCTTCTTTCCAGAAATAACGCAACTTACATACGCCTCTGAAAAGCCAGTTCTTTTTGCCAAATCCGCCTGAGTCATCTCACGCTCAGCCAGCACATCAGCGATTATTTCCCCAGGGTGGATAATAAACTCACTGGATATACCAGTTGTTTTTGCCGCCATGATAATCGCACACCCCTTTCACCTCTACTGCAGTGCAAATGACAACGGTGTCATTTGTTGCATCCAATTCAATAATTAGCCGAGCGTTGGCGCTTATTCTCAAAGACCACCGACTTTCGCTTCCCTCCAAAGGCTCAGGATGCCACAGACGAAGAGATAAAAAATCTCCAAAGTTTTCCGCTGCTATCAAAGCGGCCATCTGCTTCATCATCGTTCTAACCCACGAAGGATCCACCTCCCGCTGGAGCCTCGCGCTGTCTTCAAAGCATTTTTTAAGTCTTGCCGAAGCGAAAGTCACCTTCAACTATGAGCCACCACCAAATTAACTAATTGGCTAACTGACTACAGTATATTCACTCAGCGAAGAAAAGTCAATAGCTTTTGGCTATTTACTCCAGTTATGTCGCTTTATAGGCAACAAAAACGTATCAAGGCTCCTCTTGGTGCGATTAAGTTCTTTACAAAGGATTGTTAATAGGCGATAGCCATGGAATGAGGTACATCTTGCTTTTACGTAAATGTATATTATTTGGACAAAGAGTACCTATTTTGGTCATAGAGTTGCTTTTCTGGGTTATCCGAATTGGGATTGGCCGGTCTGCCTCTCTTCTTCGTCGGGTCAGCAACCTGATTGGCATTTTTACCTACTTGGCCACTGCGACCTCCACTTTTCCCTTCTCCGCTTCCATTGCCACTGCCATTTCTGCCACTCTTACCGTCACCTTTGCCCTTACTGTTTCCTTTGCTACTGCCGTTACCGCCATCCCCACTATCCGCAGGAAGGGTATAAGCCGTAGGTCTAGGAGCAAAGACGTCCGTAATGCCTTCTTCGTTTTCGCGCTCACGCTTGGCTCGCTCGTCTTCGACATCATAGCCCAGTACGTCAAGCACGGTCTCGAAGCTCAGATTCATGGTGGAGTACAGCATCTGCGCGAGCTGGAACTTAACATTCTGCTCCATAAATTCAGCATCCAGCACTTCAATCGTAGGAGCGTAAGCGGCATCAATCCCCGCTTCTTCCAGCACAAGACCGTACCATTTGTGCAGAATCTGCTCCAGCTGCTGGCTCACCTTGTTGATAAAGCGCATCAACTGCTTAATGCTCAGCTGCGCAACGCCCAAGGACTGGCTGTTATTGTCCATGAGGAACAAAATGCCCAGCGTAGAGAGAGCAATCATACGATAGTAATTGATCGTCTCAATGCTAGTCATATCCACCTTGGGCTCTACATACTGAATATCTCGCACCGTGGCAGGCGCAGTAACAACCACAACCGGATTCTTCCAAGCATCTACTAGAGTCTTATGAGCGTAAGCCTGCTCTTTGTAGCCGTCTTTATCATAGTTCTCGCCTAGAATTTCCTTATTCATAAATTGCGCTATGATCTTTTTGGCTCTGGCCTTGCTGCTCATGCGATCAGCTTTCTGGAAGGTTTCCAGCATCAATATAGGGGTCAGCGCACGGAAGATGGGGGAAAGGCCATACTGCTTGCCCTGATTGTTCAATCGCAATACGCCCGTGTTCCCAATTTCCAATTTGCAGTAACGCTCACCATCCCGGTAAGCCTTTACGACCTCGGAAGGGTAAGTGGCCTTCAGCTCTTTCTCAATATCGTCATAATAGAGCCCACGGCCTTTCTTATTCTTGGTATAGGTTTTGCGCAGACGGGCTTTTAATTCTGTCATATCAATCTGCACCCATGGATCCTGCCCAACGCTATACTGCGTAATGGTAGCCACCCCGACAGGATAATCATCTACCGCATACTGAGATATGAGCTGGTCTTGTTCGGGAGCGCCAGTCTGCCGCAGATACATAATGTAAGTGCCGTCTCGATAAGCACTGATAACGGCGGTACGGATAATCTCATGAATGTTAATCTTTTCATGAAACTCTTCAATGACCTTTTTGGCCTCTTCATTGACTTTTTTATCAACGCCTTTCTGCCGAGCGTCACGCCATTTCAGCCGCGTTTCAGTGTTGATATTACTCTCAATTATATCAACGACTGCGCCAATAATATCGTTCTTGTTGACATACTGGCGAATGATGTTAATGATCTCTCGCGTCTTCGTCAAATCACTCTGAGGGGAAACGGCGTATTCCTCAATCTGCGATTGATCCAGCGTCGCGCTGGACGAATTATCGCTCAGAACCGTCATGGGCACACCCTTCGCGGGATCAAATTCCGCCAAAGCAATTTCGCTTACTTCCGCATAAGTGCGATAAGCAGGCTGCTGTTCCTGCGTCTTTTTACCTACTTTTTCGGTAGGGATTACGACATCAAAATCATCCAAAGCTCACACCTCCTTTCTTAAAAATCAACCTGTGTCACACAAATCGGCAAGTCCCCTAAAGGCTTGTCGCGCTTAACAGGGGTCAGCGTCTGGCCTCTTCGCAACTGCGCCAAATGCCAACATAAAAGACCGAACGCATAGATTCGGTCATCGTGCATTATGTTTCGTTTGTCCGGGGGGTAGTCATAGCGAACATTGTCCTGATTCACATATTTGCACATTGTCACCAGTTCTGTTTTCAACAGCTCCACCTGCATCAGTGCAATCTGCTCGTCCATCGTCAGTTCGTGCCGCTTCTCTATTTCTTCGTAGATCGTCTCCCCGGTTTCTTCGTCTTTCTTGTTTGTCTTCACTTTGTCATAATAGGTGAAGTAAGGCTTTGAACTATCATAATCCGCAGGAAGTGTCACCACGCCCAGCTTCATCATATCTTCAATCGCTCGATACAGCTCTGTTCGATGCGCCCGAGGATCCACCATAGTCACAATATCAACAGCGTCGGGGAAGTCCCCCTTATGGGCGCGATTCAGTTTATGAGAAGCGTCAATAACGCCCTTATGCCTGCGACCATCATCGCCATCAAAATCAGGCACCAGCTCATCGCAAATCGCATAAGGCTGACCGGCGGCACCGGAGTCCACCAAAATATGTTCTATGTTCTCATAGTCCAATTTCCCGAACTCTGAGCCATTATAATTGAGCAAAATTTGATGGAAAGCATCAACCTGCTCTGGAATGCGCATGGGTGTTTTATTCTTCGTATTGGGATCCACCAATGCGATCACGTTTTTTAGTTCCATACGCCAACCGATCTCAGGGTCGTTAATCAACTCTGCCGCTTCTACAATGCTGCCATCGTTGATACGAGCAGAGTCCCATGAAAGCACATAACGTTTTGTGCCGGGATTCTTCAGTTCAGGCGGCACCTGCCGTGTATGCTGCATCACCTGACGACGGGTCAAAATCTGTCCCTCATGCGACTCGGAGTCAAATTTGTTGTATAGCTCGCGCATCGCCTTATCAGGATTTTCTCGCATGGCATTGTCGATTTTTTCCTGAGAAAGCAGCGAAGGATATGGATCACCATCCTTGGTGGCCGTTTTCACCGCGTCGGCGTCCAGCATACACACATAGTAGCGCGGGTTGCCGGACAACATCTCAATCGTGAAACCGCGCATTTTCTTGTAAAATTCTGATTCCGTATCAGATGCAGACGAGCAATACAACAGCTGACGCGGGAAGTTCTTTGGCTCTTCCGCCAACCGAATGTTGCCACCCATCTTAAAGTCGCTGCTCTGGTTTACAAACTGCTCCGCCTGTACCAGAACTTCCTTCTGCATCCAGCCCACTTCGTCAAATACGACCAGATTGGCGCGTTTACCTTTGATATTGGTAGGGTCGCCGTTCAGCGTATAAATGCCGGAGCCATTAAACAACTCGCATTTGTAAGAAGTGGGCAAATGGCTAAATCCATCTGACCCCGCTATATTGATGCGCACCTCCTCCAGGAAAAACTCCGTGGAGCCAGTAAACGATTCAATCTCCCTTTTAGCAATTTTCTCAATTTTGGAGAAAATCTCCTTACTCTGATCGCCAACATTACCAATCAGATAAGTAGCGTGATACGGGATCAGAAGGCTCCGCAACATTACATAGATACCAGCCTTCGTCGTTTTACCAGCGTTACGACTCTCAATCCAACCAATGAACTCTTTCGTCCACGACTCTACAATCGCCATAGCCTGATAGTCCAGCAACTCAATGCCCATAAAACGCGAACAGAACTCCACCGGATGCTTGCGCCCCCAGTCCAGCACTTTGCAGTACCGGGCATAAGTTTCCAGCTTACGCTGCGACAGTTCTTTGCCGCTGGGCGTATGAAGCGTAATAATATTACTCATCCGGCTCCACCTGCGCTTCCATCTCCGGCTGCAAGTCTATTTCCGTTTTAATGCTGGACGGTTTCTTTTCTTTGGCCTCCCGCAACTCGATTGTGGTGAGCCGCAGCTCCTCCTCCACCTCGTCCAACTTGGCGTTCAGTTCTCGAATCGTGTCCGCCTGGCGAGCGGCCATAGTGGCATAATCATCGCCAGTCAGGTTCATTTCATTGACCAGCGCCTTGGCGCTGATCTCTGCGACGTGCCGGAAAGCGTCCGTCATCTTTACTTCTGTAAAATTGGACTTGGCCTCTGTCACTCCGTTTTCCAGCATTTCCTTCATAATAGAAGTGAAGGTGTTAGTTTTCTTGCCTTTTCTGCCAGAACCAGACACGCTGATGCCGTTCTCTTTGGCAATCGCATTGATCGTCGATACCAGGCGGTCTTTAATCATGTTGGCATCCTTGGCATCGCCCAAGTTTTGTGAGGTTTTCATGATCGTGTTCAGGCGATTGTTGATGAGCATCAACTGCAAGTTGGTTTTCACCAGCTCAATGCAGCTCATCTTCTTATGGGAGTCTTCCAGCACTTCTTCCGTCAGATAATTAGACAGCAGATTAAACATATAGCGTCGGTCCTCAGATGAGTAAACATCCTCGTCAAAAGGGTCAAAACCCAGTTCACGGATGCAAAAGAATTTGTTCTTCTTATCCGCTGCCTTCCAGCGCTCTTCCAGATTCCCGCGCAATTCGGCCTGGGGTGTAAAGCCTCCGCCCTTGCCAAGAAATTCCATGATGTAATCATCCGACGTCCGCTTTTTGTACTGAACGCCATTTAGCGCCTTGATGTAATTTCCCAGAACAAATTCTTCGCCGCTTTCCTTCATGCTCTCATACAAAGATTCAGAAAAATAATAGCCCAGCATAAAGCAGATCAGCAGCAGGGCTTTCTTCTCATCCTTGTATTTCAGTATATATTCCTGAAACATTTCTTTCGTGCATTTGCAGCACACGGGCGCATAATAATTATTTGCCCTGTATGCCTCATTGCTCGTCACACGATAAAATTTTTTGTCAGGATCATAATAAGCGGCTCCGCAATGTACACAGCGATATGTCACAACCATCGTCTTTTCATCACTGCCACGCTGTTTATAGTTGGCGACCTGCAGCACTTTCAAATTGTCCAGCTCACGCTGCGCAAGTTCTTCTTTTGATGGCCGCCCTACTCTTCGTTTGATAACTGGCTCCACAAAGCCGCCTCCTCTCCACAGTCTCTTGGTGGGTACTCTGGGATTCGAACCCAGGACACGCAGGATATAAGCCTGCTGCTCTGCCAGACTGAGCTAAGCACCTATACAAAAGGGCTGCGACAAAATAAATCGCAGCCCATAATAATTCACTTAATTAAATTACAATTAAGCAGGGCGCTCACAAATAAAGCAAAGCCCACTTTCTTGGTAATTATTCACTCAACAGTTCTTCCAACATTTTTTTCTTAACGCTAGTAATGTGCTGCCGGAACGAATCCGGCTTGGTCTTTTCCACAGACAAAATTCTAAACAACTTCCGCTCCAGTTCGGCAATCAAATTGGGGTTCTTAATTATATAATGCTGCTGGTTCATCCCGAAGTGTTCACGTTCAATATATTTTTCAATAATTGGAATAGCGTCGCTAATAAAAAATATTGACCGTGCAGTTGTCCTGCCTATGTGATAATAACAAGATCGTATATCGCGCTCCGGGAGTGAAAGATAAAACTGCAATCTTTCTTGCTGTTTTGAATCTCTATGATCCAACTTCCCCATAGGGATTGCCCAATACAAATCAGCATTTTCGGTGGAACGAACAAGACAAACTATTGGTCGCTGTTTTTTATCGTTCCATTCTCCTCCAATCGTCCGCACTAGTTCTCGGAGCTCATCATTAGCGTAGTACAATCCCCGTTCAATCATTAGTACCCTTTCTAAAACAGCTCTTGGTTGCCCAAGAGCTGTTAAACAATGTTTCTGCGCCGCACATTGTGAAGCGTGTTTGTCTCGGCAATGCTTCTGTGCCGTGCATTGCGAAACGTTTTTGCGTAAACAGTGTTTACAGCGCACACCGTAAAGCGCATGGCTCAAAAGAGCCCACTGATATGATATGCCAACGAAAGCAAAAAGTCAACGGGATTTTTTTCAAAATTTATTTACGGCAAAAGGCGGTTTTCTGCTGGTTGCCAGCCGTGACATCCTTACGAATGTCCAATGTCGCTAAAAATTAAAGTCCTTAGCGCGGACTTGCCATTCTCCCGGCGCGGGCGCGATGCTCTTGCGAACATCTTAATGTCTTGGTAATTATCCTGCCCAAGCACAGCTCAACTTAACATGCCGCCGCATGGAGTCTTCTGACTCGTCTTTATTATACGCGCTTTACGCACGAAAGACAAGGAAAAAATCAAATTTTTTGCGCCAAATACACCGGAATGAACTCTTTTACTCCCTCTTTGCTGCAGACGGCAAGGCACTGACACGGATCTCCTGTCAGTCGCTTAGAAACAGTATAGTCGTCGCCGCTCCCACACAGGCTCCCGCCTTGCAGCACCTTCACATCGTTCACTTCCGTATACATCGGAAAATGCTTATGGCCCACGCAAACCGCATAGGGAATTTCGCCCAACATAAACGCCAGTTTCCCCATACCATTTTGCGTAATCACATCATTGTCCCCGTGCGCAAAGGCATAGCGCTTCCCGCAAATCTCCATGGTTGCAAGCGAATTGTCGATGCCCGGCAGCATCTTAAAATTCTGTACATGCCCAAGAGCGGCTTTCACGTACCATGCAATCAGATCGTCGTAGCGCTCACTTTTGATAGCCTTATCTTTGTTGGGATCCAGACGGGTGTGATTACCTGCAACCGATACCGCATCCACTTTGGCGAACAGACTGCACAACTGACCAATAAAGCCAGCCAACATTTCAGAAGCGGACTGAATCTGTTCAATCAGATTTTCACTTTCTGATACTCGGAGGCTCTGGTGAATGCCACCTGAAATCATATCGCCCAAAATAGCGACATGGCAAACTTCATAGCCATGCGCTTCCTGAATCTGCTTGATCTCCCAGAACAGTTCTCGCAGCCGTTCAGTTGCTATATTCGTATTGAACTGACCATAGTCATTATGAAAGCTCAGGCCGATATGCCAGTCACTCAGCAGCACCAATAGCTCTTTTTCTGTAGTACCGCCAACTTTCTCACAATCAAAAAAAGCCGCAGGGAGAATTTTCTCCCCACGGCTCTGAATGATTTCTTCCAAGTGACTCAGCTTCTGTTCCAGCCTAGCTTCCTGCCGGATGTACTGCCCATACTGAGTACGCTCGTCACGAAGCCGCTGCTTTTCCTTGGCCAGCTCAATTCGGCGCTCCCGCAGTGCTTCGGTCACATCTCGTGCCTGCATTTTAGAGAACACCTTTTCGTAATATGCCTTGGCTGCCTGATAGGTCTTCCGGTAAGAACATTCTGTCAACTGATGTCCAAGGGTATCATTCAAGAACTCCGCCAATTCTGGCCACGTCCAACCAAGCTCTTCCCGTTGCTCGCATGCCCGCCAAATGAACGCAAGTTCTTCTTCGCCCTCTCGGCGGACTGGCGTCATACGTTGCCCTCCTTCAGCTCATCCAGCGTAGGCATGGCACTAAAATCGCTTCCGCGCTTGATCGTGATAGACAGGCCAGTCATGCCGTCCCATGCTTCCAGCACCTCGCGCAGCGGATAAACACCCACAATGTCATCATCCTTATCACGCTCGGTAATAGTCATCTGTTCCACGTCGATCTCCGCATTAGAAAAACTCATCTGCTTAGAAAACTTAGCCATAAAATATCCACCCTTTCTTAACAGGCCACAAGAGCCTTCTGCTCAAAATTCTCAAGAATGTCGCCAACCTCAATCCCGGCCTCTTGGCACATAGAAACAATGCAGCTAACGCCTTTGCTCACCTCAGCGCCTTGCAAAAATTTATAACCGGCAGGAGGCTTTTGTCCTGGGTGCTGATCGCACCATGCCGTTTTACGCTTTTCAATTCCAATAGAGTGTTTATACAAAATTTCTTTGTAAAAGGAGCGCCATGCTTTGCCAAAATCACCACCGCAGGCGCTTACGGCGTATCGCCGCACAAGTGCATTGATAACGGAACCATCTTTCCAAATCAAATTTTCCGCCACCAAAGCGCGATTTGTCGCAGCCAGTCTTTGCCGAGTTTCTTCTTCCTCGATCCATCGCTTTGCTCGCTCAACAGGATCTGAAATCATATAGCTATCAGGCTTTTGCGGGGTAATGGAATAAGAGCCCGTTTTCCGCAGCGCAGGAATTACTTCGTGGGTAATCCACCTCTTGAAACCTCGCAACTTACTCTGTCGTTGCTCGATGCGTTCTTCTGAAATCCCGCGAGCCTTTCTAGGCCGCATTGCAAATAATAGCGAATACAACCCCGCCTCATTTACAACAGCCACTCGTTGCTCTCCACCAAGGGTGTACGTTTGCGTATACCCCTTTTCATCCGCGTCGAGCGCTTGCATTGCACGATTGCGATTCATTTCGCCAAAAACGTCGCACACGTCAGCTGCAACAAACCAAGGCTCATCGTCCTTCATCACTACGCGCACATTACCAAATTGCTCATTCTCAAAAAACCGAATCAGGTTGTTATTTTCCTCCACCAAGGAATCATCCTTTCAAAATCAATAAGGAATACCGACATAATCCAAAACCCTACCCATTCCAAGACCGCCTTCGCTCTTATCCCGAATACAATAGTCATGGATTTTGGGATGAGTTAGCCTCATTCGCTCAAACTTGTTTGGCGACTTTTCAAGGTGCTCTCCATAAGCGCAGAACATACACCCTGTTCGCTGTTCGCCCGTAGTCCGCCAAACACCATTTTCTTCAATAATGTCCCCATAAACAGAACAATAAGAAACGCCGGTGCTTTTCAAATACATCAGCACGTCCTGTTCCGTCCAAAAAGATAGCGGTTGAGAGATTGGACGAGCGCTATCAAATGCGTTACAGCCGTTTTTAAGCCAGGAAGCTGTGCGAGACACGCTTTCACACGCCATCGTCCCAACAATAGGTTTGCGCCCAGATTCTTTCTCAAAATGCTTGCAAGGAGTTTTCTTCATTACGCGGCAACAGCCTGCCCCAATCTTAAATGGAGCCTCAACCAAGTATTGATATTTCCCATAAAGCGCCGTCTTATATGGAGAAATGGAGCCATCTTTGTTCTTTCCTTGCATATCCAACAAACAGCCTTTTGATCCCTTCTGTGCATAATAAACCCGATTGCTAACATCTTTGCTTATTACAGGGTAGCCATAAGTATCAATTACTTCATCAAATCGCATTTGAGGTTTAAGCCAAATAATGTTTCCCTGCGATTTCACAAAAGTCCGAATTTCAGGCCACTCCAATCCGGTGTCCACAAAAACACCCGGAACATCCTCACAAACCCTTCGCGCCAAATCTAATAGCACGGTCGAATCTTTGCCGCCACTAAAGCTGACATAGACTCTGCCCCCCCATTTTTCGTACCATTCCATAATACGAAGCTGCGAGACACGTACTTTTTTATCTAGGGGCCAAGATTGCATTGCTTTTAGGTCTGATCGCGTGTAAGCGCTCTTACTTGCGTCGTTTGGCAACGTGCTTCGCTCCCTTGTTACGGAACTTCTGAATGAACTCTTCCACTCCGGGCTCCGTCGCGCACCAGTAATGATGCCGCTGAGATTTCTGCTTGCACGTCCGGGTGATACCCACCCAATCACCAAACTTCTTTCGCACCGCCTGGGCTTCCGCCTTGTTGATAAGGATCACAAAAACCATTCCTTTCAAGATGTGATGCAGGCTCATCATTTCAGAACCTACTCATAAGAACCGACAAAACAAAATGGCCGCAATCCATTGTGTGTCAACGGATTGCGGCACTTTTCTAAAATGCCATTTGATGTTCCCGATTAGTGAGAGCGCTCTTCAAAATGTTTCTTCTGACATTTCGGACAGCGTTCGGCGTGGCTCGCTTTTATCGGAACCCAGCCAATCTCACCACAATCAATGCAGCGTATTTGCTTCGCACGTGGCTCTTCCTTTATGCCGGACTCACTACATTCCTTACACAGCACCTGCCGGTTGCTCCGCTTCTTAAAAGGCTTCCCGCAATGCTCGCACCGCTTCACTTTCTTGTCACCCATCAGTTCATCCCAATACAAGCCAGTCGCATCAAAATACTCAATTTCAAATGCGACCTCAGAGCCTTGTCCCCAATTCAGCTGCTCCCAAAAATCCAGCTTATATGAGGCATGGCCAATCGTCACAAGCCCCATTTGGCTCAACCGCCCAAACACGTCCAAGTATATATCCTGTTTTGTCGGCACGCAGGCCATCTTCTTGATTTCACGCATTTTCATAATATCCGCAGGCAAATAGCCAAGATAATATTCTTTGCCTTCGTGCCTCTGCATATAGCATTCCGCATCCAGACGCTTTTGCACCATGATTGCCAGCAGCACTTTCTTCACTTCATCTGGCACGTCCAGCTCTTTCAGCCACTGTACCTCGCTCTCATAAACAGGCACCCGATCCACTTGAATCAGCACATTTTGTTTTTTGGCGGCGAAGATTAGTGCCCTTTGTGCGCGGAACGCTAGCTCGCTCTTATTTTGCCGACCGCCTTCCGCCTGCATAAAATCAATCAGATAATCACGAAGACGAGCAGGCTTCATCCCGCATTCGTCCCGCAAGTACAGTGCAAGCATTTTCATATCAAAAGCAGAATAATGCCCATTGTGAAACCCATTCCCAAACACCCAGATCGCATAATCCTTCAAGCGATACTTGTTATAAACAACGCCCTTCTTACTCAAACAAATTCACTTCCTTCCTAGAGTACCGCTTTCCCAGATAAACGATCTCCCCGTTCGGATCTGGGAACGGGAACATAGCTCCCTGACGATTGTTTGTCACCCTGCGCACCATGTATCGTCCATAGGCAGCCCATAGTAAATCCAAGTCTCGCTTGCTATTTTCAATCATCAAATGCCGCACCAAGCAATCGGTAATTACATACGGATTGCTATCAATATCCCGCATCAACCGTTGCAGCCTCTGCGCCGGAGCCAAATAGGAATCCTCCTGCTCGCGATCTACACGCATTTCACGCACAAACTGATCGTAGCAATCGCAAACTGCCTTATAGCATTCCGGCTTTTCTCCCAATGCAATGCGCAGCATTGCAGCACCTGACAAGTAGATGCGAGGGTCAAATTCGCCTTCCGTTTTTATCCGTTCACCAATCTGGAAATCAATTTGCTCGATATATTTGCACACAAGATTCATGGCGGAATTGCTTTCAATCACCGGGCAAAACTCGTGATAATTTTTCAGCCATTCTGCCTGTTCTCTGGTTTTCCGAGGCAGCGCCATCAGCTCGGCCAGTCCCATTCCAAAACGGGAGCGGCAAATGCCATCCCGGCTGCTGCGGTACGCTTCATACTCCTTGCGAGTGTCATTGTAGCGATATTTGAAGAAATAAGGCTTACGATCAATTAAACAACGGTTCAAAAATTCCTTACGCCTGCGATCTTCTTCGGTATCCTCATCTGTGATTTTTTGCCTCTTATCCCATACGCGGGGGATACCTTTGACTGGTTGGCCTATTTTTGCACGGTCAATCTGTTTTGACTGTGCCACGCAGCATTGCTGTAACCGGCTCGTTACCAGCTTTACTTCCTCGCTATTTTCGCCATACTCTTCTTCCAGCAATGGGAGCAAAGCATAGGCGTTAGTGCCTTTGTTCGTAATAGCCCCAATTTGAGAACCGAAAGAAAACACATCCGAATCATACAGATCCTGTTTCGTAAACAACTTTTTGGCTGGCTTGGGAGCGTCATACGTTACCGTCAATTCGTTCTCGTAAATGCCTCGAATCATTGCAGAACAATCCGTTGTGGCCACTATGTCTCCGTCATGATCGGAGCCTGCATATCTCACACAGCTGTTGTCGTACCAATTCAAAATAAACCCGGTTTTGCAATGCTGATACCAGTGCTCCGTTTCTTCGTTGCACACCAGCTTGGCTTTTACATGTTCTACCCGGTATGTCAGCGGAGATCGCATAGAATCCACCACCTGTACTCCGCGTTCATTCCAATAATGGCAGTAATACTCGCCTCCGCGAAGCAGCCCTTTCGGTTCCAAACCGCAGACATACTCCATATAGGCATAGGGGTCGCTAATCATAGTCTGGAAGTTTCCACGCACATAGATCTCGCCAACGGCTCCGGCCTTAATACGATTGCGAATCAGCTCTTTCAGCTTTGTGCGGATATACCTGTCTTTCGCGCACTCGGGGTTGACTAGCAATGCCTTGATCCACCATTTATCGTTGCTTTTCAAAAAACGCTCAATGCTTTCTTCCGTATTGTTTACACCAAGCGCGAACAGCAGCATGTAATCCCGGTCTTTATAAGAAACGCCCTCAATCCAGTCCACAAATTGGCCACACAGCTCCTCAACGTCCCGCTGTTTCAAATTCAAAGTCTGAATGAACTGATAATTCAGGCGAAGCATTTCTTTCAGTTCCTTGGGAGCATAACTGGCCACGCCCCAGACAAGCCCGTTTTCGTGATAACATTTCACATAATCCTGCTGGCTTTTCCAGCTATCCCACAGCTTAAACTGGCTTTCGCTGACGATTACATCCACTTCTCGCAGATCGGCCTTGACAGGATTCCCATTCTCATCCGTATAAATCGTGTCAATCAAATAGTTCCCATTATTGACTTTTTCGCAAAACTCCTGAAAGTCAAAAGCGCACAGCATACCCTTCAGGAAACTCTGTCGGATAATGAACTGTCCCGGCACATAATCAAGCCCCAGATCATTCGCCCAGATAGCTGCCATGCGAGGGCTTATCAGCCCCATGCCGTCTGTACGGTTCATGTCCACCGTAACTTCCCGCTGTTCAATCAGATCATCTTCGTCCCAGTCCGTCTCCGTATCAAAATTTGCCATAAACGTACACTGGTTCGAAAAATCCTTGACCACCGCAAACCGAGGCTCCGTCACCTCAAAAGTTGCGCTGCTGGTAAGACCGAAGTAAGCGTTAAATTTGCTGGGCGCGATCTTCTTAGTCATGTCGCGTCCATTATTCAACCGACGCTCCACTTCTTCCAGAATATCCGCAGCACAGAAAACTACTGTGCTTACTCGCGCTTGTCCGGCAGAGCAGCTTAGCCTCCGATACTCAATGCCATTGATCGTAAAACCGTTCTCAAAAATATGACGATAGTGATTCTTGTGATCCATTACCACCGTCACATAATCCCGGATATACATCGTCCGGTAAATTTTGTCTTGCACTTCGCATAAACGCTTTGCAATCCATGGCGTATTTTTCTTGCGCTCCGTCCGTTTCCGCAATTCATCCCGCTCCGCAAACAGCCGCTCAACTTTATTCTTGTCCACTGTCCATTTGCGGACTGCCCGAATAGTCCTCAACGACTGAGAGTCGAAGAGCTGGGCTATTTCGCCCAGCTCCTGTGCCTCTTCAAATGTCGTTTCAATCGCATACCCGCAAGCCTTCAACTTCGCGGAGTGCAGTTTCAGCGTATAAAATTGGCGATTGGGAATAACGCATCACCTCTTTATCCATCTATTCCAGCAAATACTCACATTGCGTATGGTTAATATCGCCCAATAAACAATGATCCATGGCCATGCCACTTTACCAAGGCACAGCAATAACAGCACCCATGCTGCATCCAACATCAATAAAAATTCGCAAACTTCGCTAATCACATCGGCCTTCAAAAACCCTGGCCTATTCACTGGTTGGATAGTAGGCGCATCATCAATACGTTTCAAGATTTCATCCATTCCAGCAAAGTAGCTATCCGAATCTACTTCATCCGAGAGCGTTGTACAAACGCACTCAAAAAAATCAGCATCTATTGGCCTCACTCCGCATCCTCCTCGCATTTTCTAAAGCTGTCCACTTCCCAATCTGCAGGGATCATCGTGTTATAAAGAAATGGAGATAAATAGCAAAGATGCCTATGCGCGTCTTCCTCACCAAATGGACAACCATCGCATGCATCACGAGCGGCGCAGAAATCACGCACTTCCACCAATGCTCTTTTAAGTTCATCAAGCCTCATCATAACAAAGGGTCTCCTTTTCTTTCTGCTTCGTCTTGTGTCTTGTAAATCGCCAACTTGCCTCTTTAATTTCAGCCAGCACTGGCACAAGAGCGGCAGAAGCGATTTTGTGCAGACTCATGGTCTATATCCCTCCAACACAACATATTCATCAGGATCAATAACAACATTAGCCCCCTCCGCCTGCACCCAGCCGTCGCGCTGCCCTTCGTAATATTCCACGACCAATAAAATATCGCCATTATGATAATTCTCGGCATAAGCGCTTTCAGCGTCTACAATTTTGATATATTCTCCAAGATTGGCATAGCGTTTCACTTCCCGCACTTCGGGTTGCTTCTCGGCCTTCTTCTGACTGTCCCACAGCCGGTTAAACACTACCTTTGCGCCCTTTCGCCAGTCGAACTTGTCCTCCGGATTCTGCCGAGCAATGGCGGTCTTGATCTCCCTGCCATTGATGGTCATGGTGGCAGTGGTGACAGTGCCGTCGCAAGTGATTGTGATTTGATAGCAGGCAGGGGCTTTTTCATCTACAAAATCTTTATAGTCAATAATAGGCACTCCATCTCCTGTATAACTGAAAACCATATATGCCAATCGCATCCCATTGGGACGCATCTCGTGTATAATTACAACGCCTTCCTCGAATATGTCAAAATTGGGGACAAACTCGTTCGCTTTTTCCCCAGAGCCCCAACACAAACCACGCTTTGCGCACATTTCCAAGAAATCCTTGCAGTTGTTTTCGTTTACCTTGACCGCAAATTTCCCTTCAATAAACTCTCCCATAGTGTACTGTTTCATAGTTCAATCCTCCCATTTTTCATTCCACATCTGTTCCTTCGTAGGCTTCCGAAACCAGCAGCGCCAGAATTTCCCATATTCGGATACCAGCTCTTCGTCTTTCAACCAGTACGCCAGAGACGGTATGTCTTTTTCGTTCATCCCGCATGGCGTATTCGCAAGCACCCATAACGCCATATCACGCACCGTATCATATTCCACCCACAGCGGTTCAGCATCCCGCCCTTTCGCGCAATGGGCCTTCAGCTCTTCCAGCGTCAGCACCCGGTTTTTTGGCTCCGACCGACTAAGGGCGGCTTCCCGTGCTCTTTCTGAAACCTCCGGGAATTTTGCCCAATTCAGCTCATTAACCTGTGGCGCAGCACTTCCACATTCCCGGCATGCGTATCTACTGCTCATGCAAGCCGTTGTTATATCGTCGGTTCTTATCATCTCCGCCCCGCAATAGGGGCATTTCGGCGTTTCGGTCATGTACTTAAGCCTCCTTACTCCAGCGCAGTTTTTTTTCCTCCGGCCACGCGCTTTCTTGCCGCGCTCTTTTACCAGACCAACGCAGGCCTCCTGCCTCTCCATCACAATGCCATCCAGCGGCATATAAGCTTGTCCCAGGCTCGCTTATCAACGTATATGTAATCAATCTTTTGTAGCCCAGTTCTTTTGCCGCTCTAAATGCGGCAGCATACAAAATCGAACATGCATTTTTTGTCCCATCCGTACAAAGACGATTCACTTCCAAGGTTAGCCCATTGTCCATATATCTGCTTACTGGTCTTCCAACCATTGCTACGCCGTGCAATTCATTTCCGAGGTAAACACCAATCGAGAATTTGTGCCCTACCGGTGCACGATGATGCCTGTGATTTGCATTTACATAATCAGCAGCATCCTTGTAGCTAATTGGACGTATTTCAAGATGGTTTCTTGGCGTTTCGGTCATTCGGCATTCTCCTTATTCTCTAACTGGGCGCGTTGATTCCATGCTTCGATCATTTGTTATACAGATTGAATCAAGCGTAAATACCATATCGCACCCATCACAACAAAGTACAAAATCGCGAAAGTAACTGTACGCCTCGTCCAAGTGGACGTACCCCCGCAGAACGGGCACGACTTTAGTTCTGGCATTCGGCATCCCCCTCCCCGTTCATCTTCGCGCCGCAGTTGGGGCAATAAAAAGGCAATTCCGATCCGCTTACAAGGTAGCAAATCCCGTCAATATAATCGTATTCTTGTTTGCAAGAGCTACAATATAGGCGGCTTTCCATGTCATATTTCTTTCTTTTTATCCATTCTCCATGCGCCACCGGCGCAGCGTTAATAACAGGCGCTTGTTTGATAATTTTCAACAAAGCGTTCCATCCGTCCGCATAAGCAGTATTTTTGAATACTTTTGGGTTGGCTGGCCCAACGCCCAGGGCATCCCGGTCAATTAGATCGCCCATCATTCGTCCTCCTCTTCGCAATCTTCCGTTCTGTCACTGCTGTAAACCTGCGGCTCGTACCCGCATATACTGCATTTCCAGTACCCGCAATCCCAATGATCTAAAACATACACCATTGACGAACCACATCTTGGGCACTTAACCATTTGCCTCGTCCTCCCACAAAGGATTCATTTCTCTTAATCTTTGCACAGCGACACTCAGTCTCTTCACAACCTCGTCCACCTGAGCCTTATCCGTTTCGCGTCCAAAAGAAAACCGCACACTTCCATGCAACCACTTTTCGTCAACGTCCATTGCTTTCAGCACATGGCTCGGTTCCAGATCCATACTGGTGCAAGCAGACCCGCCTGAGCAAGCCACCCCCAAAGAGTCCATCATCATTACCAGCGCCTCGCTCTCCACCCCCGCAAAAGAAAAATTCAGCGTACCTGGCAGCGTATACATGTTCATAGAATTGCAATGCGCCTCCGGGATTGTCCCCTCAATCATTTCTCTCATGTAGTTGCGCATACGAGACTTCCGGAACGTTTCGTCTGGGATTTCTTCTTTGGCAAGTTCCGCAGCTTTGCCCATGCCGACAATGCCTGGCACATTTTCAGTGCCCGCTCTGTGATCGCGCTCTTGGTGCCCACCCAAGATCAAAGCAGGCAAAATTGTTCCGCGTCGGATGTACAACGCTCCAACGCCCTTGGGACCATAAAATTTGTGAGCAGACATAGAGAGTAAATCGGCCTTTAGGGTCTCGACACTCACTGGGATATTCCCAACTGCCTGCACTGCGTCCGTGTGGAACAGCACCCCATGCTCTTTGGCAGCCAGTGCTAGCTCTTCAACCGGCTGAATTGCGCCGGTCTCATTGTTTGCTAACATAATGCTCATCATAGCAGTATTTTTCAAAAATGCGCCCGGACAGTGCGCTGTCGTAGCACCATACGGGTACACCGGGAGGAATTCGACTTTTATCCCACGCTTCTTTTCTGCCATACACGCATTCAGCACTGCATGATGCTCAATGGGCGAAGTGATGATTTTAAGCTCTCCGCTTGAGTTTTTCCTGCTACGTCGAGCCTCCCTGCACCCTATTTGAATTGCCCAATTATCCGCTTCACTGCCGCCAGAGGTGAAGTAGATTTCATCTGGTTCCGCATGGATCAATGCAGCCACTTGCTCACGCGCCTTTTCCACGGACTGTTTGGCTTCACGCCCCCAAGAGTATCTAGCACTCGGATTTCCAAACTTCTCGCAAAAATATGGCTCCATGGCCTCTAACACGGCAGGCCGCATAGGCGTCGTTGCTGCGTAGTCCATATAAATTTTTTCAAGATTTTGCATTTTTGCCCCACCCTCTCTTTTCTGGATAGATTGCTTTTGTCTGTTTGCTCCATCAATCTCGCCTCGCTCTGATGTCTATCCCCATGACTTCGTTCGCTATATCAATTTCGCGTTCTATTTCGGTCAGCGGCAGTTTCCAGTGTTGGGGCTTTATGCCTCGTTTATCTAAATCAGGAGCCACCATGCACTGTCCCCGCTCTGTGTCATACAGGTCACACGCAGAAGTAAAACACTCGCCGTAGTGACTCATCTTCCAGCAGTAATCTCTGATCCTTCTGGCAGCCCGAATGTTCTGGCTGGTTTTACTCATCTATTTCTTTTCTCCCTTCCAGTTCTGCTTTTGCTGCGTTCAGAAGATTCAACCACAGCGGTTCATCAATGTTAGGATCACCCAGACCGGGCACTCCACCTTTCGCATTCTCAATGTCACGAACAATGACACTCAGAGCCCTAACACTCAATGCAGACAGCATAGGCCGTACAAAGGCAATCACGATAGACGGCATATACGTTTGTCGCCCTAAACAATACCTCAATGCGCAAATCAAAACGGACTCAAAATCATCTGTGCTTTTTTCCCACTCTGCCATTCTGTTACCCGATAAGCTCACTCCGAACGCGGACATTTGAATTCTAATCACTCCCATACCTCCTTTTTCTTCAAAGCGCCTTTCGCGCATTCAGGATAAGGCACTTCTCTGATCTCCACTTCGCGCTCGTTGTAGGAGTCCCAATCCCGGTCATGCCCACTGAAAGAGCACCCGCATACTGGACACTGGAACTTCGCATATCGCAAATCCACAGCGTCATGCAACGCATCTTCCGTAATTGTACTCGCACAATACTTGCGTCCACACTCAGGACAAATTACATACGCATGACGGATAGGCGCAATCTCGAATTCTACTTCAAAGACAATGGGGTTGTTCATCATTCTGCCTCCTCATACCACGGTCTCATCTGTTCTTCCAACCGCAACTTTTCCTGCCAAAAAGCTGCCAAAATATTGCTAAAACGGTTCATGGACATCTCCCATCCTTCTGTCTCCAAGACCTTTGGGTTTTGCAAAGCATACGGAGGCGATTCGGCCATGTTCACAGCTCGCTTTTGCAGCCTGTGGTACTCCCGTTCCGACAAACTGCCCGGCCTGATCTGAAACGCAACAAAGGTTTTCGCACGCTCCAACCCGTCCTGCCATCCACGTAGCCGTTTCTGCTTCGCCTGCAAATCACCATCGAAGTAAGGCGGGTATTTCAGCTTCGTGTCCAATCGCGCCATAATTGTACGACAATCGTTTTCTGTTATCCGGCACATGGCGCTCGCCCCTTCCGCAACTCAATCAATTTCTTCTCCATGGTCAGGTTCTCTTTTACCAACACATCCATGGCCTCCTTCCCATAATTGAGTTGCTGCTCTAGTTCCTCAAGTTGCCGCTCCAATTCCTCAATGGCACCTGCTGCATCCAGCAGCACTTTTTCACCGCAGTTCTCGTCCCCGAATAGCGGACATTCCTCGCATAGCCCCTCGTCCATGTATTTGGCACAGCATCTCAGAGCCTTGATGATTTTCTCATTACTTTGCATTTTTCTTAGCCCACCTCCAACGTTGCAAGCCACTCGTGCCTCCCTGCGAGTTCATCCGTGTTGCATGCTCTCGACGTTTCTGGCGTTGTTCTTCAGTCAGCGGCCTTCCAAAGCGAATCAGTTTCTTGTTGTCAATCACGTAAAACTTAGTGCCCCAGTTATCGCTGTGGTCAAAATGATACACGTCCGGGCATGCTTCACAGAGAGCATCCAGCTTACGAATCATCACTGGGTCAATCGTGTTCACCCATGCCTTTTGCTCTGCCGCGTTGAACATAATTCCTGTTTCCTGTTCCTCCCTAGAAAGCTGATACATACAAACCTCCATAAACTGCCATAGATTTTAGACAAAAGGCAGCCCGTCGCTGCCACCCTTAGACTTATTCATCTTTCCAGTTTTCGTCCAAAATTAGAAGAAAACGAAGCATACCGTATGCTATCGCAAAGCACGCTGCATTGTTTCCGTGACATCCGCCAGCTCCTGAATGGATTCTTGGAGCGATTCAATCAAATCTGCCGCCTCATGCATCAAATCCTCCGTGCCCTCGATAGCTCTTCCCAGCGTGATCCCATCTTCATACTGTTCTGCATACATGCGCAGTTCATCAACCAGTTTCTCCGAGCGATAGTTAAAACTCATAATTCCCTCCGTACTCGTTGTAATTGCTTAAAGAAAAAAGAGCGAGGGTTTACCCCTCCTCTTCCTCATGTTTGCGATTGCGGGTTCTCCGCCCATTGTAATTGCTTTACGTTTTGAACTGGCTTACTTTGCAGCAGCAACTCCCTTCCGCCGTTTTTTGATTTCCAGCGTTTTAATTTCCCGCCACAGCTCCGGGGTATCTGTTTTAGCGTAATAAGTGGGATGCTCCTGCTGGCATTTAACGTAGATAAGCTCCTGAGCTACCAGCGCCTTACGATACTTCAGGAAGGTGGCTTCGCACACGCCGCAGATACTCATTATGTATGCGCTCCACAGCCAGCAGCCAACACCGTTCTTCAGCGTAATCAAATTTCCAAGAATGGCCGTGTATACGTTGAGAAGATCCGGCAGCTTTATCTTTGAGTCTCGACAGACCTGCAATAGCCCTTCTAGGTCTTGGGGGCAAACTCGGATGAATGGCTTTTGGCGAAGCTCTTGATAATTTTTTACGACGTACTTTATCTTGTGAGTTGGCTTCGCAACTGTTACCTCGTCTACATCCATTTCGAACTCTGCTGACGTCTCACCTTTGGCCTTTTGCACCATGCCAATTAGAGCATCACGAATGGGAGTTATAATTTTGGGAGTGTTGGCAGAAGTGGAGGAATACCCAAATGCTTCGGCTATATTTTTCAAAGTGACGGTTCCCTGTCCCAACTGATTAGACTGGGCGAACAGATAAAACCAGCAAGCAAGCTCCTCTTTTGTCATGACTTCGGAAGAGTCGGGAATGGCCGGAAGATTGGCGTAATAGGGAAGAACCTCTTTGCAAATTGAGAAAACCATTGTCTTACCTCGCTTTCACATTTTTCATGACTTTTTTGGCAAACAAAAGCAGTCTTTTTTCAGACTGCAAAAACAACAAAATTACAATTTTGCGCAAAAAAACCGATGCGCTTAAGTATCTCCTATATAATTATATTGTATGATTATAGAGTATAGGCTCCACCCCTCCCTTCGGGAGGTGTGTCGCGCCAGCGTATGAAAGATGGTGGATGGTCGGTACTCCTTCGTCGTACCTTCATCCACCATCTTGTCATGTTCGTCTCGCTTCGCTCGACTCACCCTCCATCATGCACACACTACTTGACGATGTGCAGTCTTACTTCTGACCAGTTCACGTCTGAATGCCTTTGCCAGTTCATTCAGTCCCTTGAAGTCTTTGCCTTTCATGTCCACTCTGGCGGATAGCTTACGGAAGGACTTAAGGTCAGTTACAAACTTATCACCATACTCAGTACCCATCAGAGCCATCAGCATGTTGACAGAGTACCAGTCAATGGTGCTGTCAGAATATCCCAGTCTGGTGAACTGGTCGATGATGCCGGTCATCAAGATGATACGCTGTTCGGGAGTGGTGTCAGTGATAACCAGATTGCCTTCAGCGTCCGTGGTAAAGATGTGCTTGAGTTGAGCTGTCATGCGATAACCTCCTTCAGGTAAAAGGATTCAGGCAGTGTGTTTCCAAGGTGCTGGTGAGCTTCCGTAATGGTCTCACAGTCAATGCCGATATAACGGAGCGTCATGGCTGTAGAGCTGTGGTTCAGAACATACTGGACGAGCGCAATGTCGCCGGTGTTCTTGTACAGTCGATAGCCAAAGGTCTTTCGCAGGCTGTGAGTGCAGACATTGAATGGGATGCCGCAGGCTTTTGCTGCCGCCTTGATGGTTTTACCCATGTTGTCAGGATCCACAGGCTGTTGGCTGCCGTTGGCAGCGTGCTTGGTGGAAGGGAAGACGTAGTCATCAGGCTGGGGGATGATGCCAGTGACATCGAGATAAAACCGGATAGCTGCTCTGGCGTCTTCGTTGTAGACTAGAAGCGCAGATTTACCAGTCTTCCGTTCCGTAAGGCGATTGTAATCTGTGCCGATGATCTCATAGACCAGAGGGCTGGTGGACTTCAGTTCCAGAACTTGGCTCCATTTCAAGGACAGCGTGTCACATCCACGCCGTCCCATGTTGAGTGATAGCGTAAAGAAAAGCCAGTCCCGGTAAAAGGCATTGCGATACCTGGGAGCTGCGTTGGCCGCTCGGTTGAGCAAGTAATGATGGAGCGCTTCGATCTGGGCTGGATCTTTGAACGGAAAGACTTCCGTCTTCTTGCCGCGATTGGAGTTGTGGTTCGCTACGCTCACCACGGGCTTGGTGGCCACTACCAGTTCCAGCGGCTTACGGTGGTCTGCCAAAAATTGATCCAGAGAAAACGAAGAGCCGTCTTTGCAGATGGGACTTTTGGTAGGCAAATTGTCGCAAACGGGCATTTGCTGAATTGAAGAAAGTTGCATTTCTTCCTCCTGAAAGTTAAGTAAGTTTTGAGTCTAAATCACTGAGAGAGTGGTCTTCAACTGCCCTTATTGTAACTCCAGCTAGAAAGGATGTCAACAAAAAATCTAATTTTCTTCAGAAATTTCTTCAGAATAATCTGGAACTTCTTCCTGGGCATCATCGTCAGAATCGCAGTAGAAAAAGCTGTCTCCATCGTCTGGATAAAGGGTTTCAGCTTCCATGAGAGACTGACGGAACGCTTCATCCTTAGCGGCACGGTAGGAGTTGACTGTCTTGATAATTTCAGTCAATTTAGAATTATTCTCAGATGGCTTTGGCTGATAAATGGGCACAGGCGTAGGATTGTTCATGTATTCAATGCCAGCTTTAATGTACTCAGGCGGAGCATCCAGCACCATCTCAGGGCCCATGATCGGATGGTCCGCGATGAAGTCACAGCAGCCTCTGCCGTGGAAGCTGAGCGTGGCATAGGGCTGGTGGTAGAAAGCCTCGGCTACGATGTCCAAAGGGTCAGTGGGGATGTAAGTGGGGACGGCGGGAGCTGCATTACAAGGCTGCATTACAGTTTGCTGATTTGCATTACAAAGTTGAGAAACGCTTTGTGCCGTAGGCGATTCAGGTGCATTACAGGATTGCATTACATCTGCATTACACGCTTGCATTACATCTGCATTACAGGATTGCATTACATCTGCATTACAAATTCCACTGGCCGCCAGAAACATCTTCGCGCCCTCCTGGAAAATAAAAGACGCAGGCTTACCAGTCTTGGCCATATACTCTTTTATGGCCTCCGGGATCCCGGTGTCATAATTGATGCGGATGCAATACTGGGTAGATTTGGTTGCCATAATCAAATTCCTCCTAAAACAAAATTAGAGCCGATCATACGATCCGCTCTTGGTGGGGTGCCTATTGACTTTTGCCGGGGTGAGGATGCAAGGTGGTGGGTGCCAGCTACGTTGTCATGAGATCAGCTCCTTGGCGCTTGTGAAGAAAAACAAGCAAAAAAATAGACCCGTAGCCTGCTTCTCAAAAAAGGTAGACTACGGGTAACGTGGTTAGTATAGCACTGGACGGAGCTGGTGTCAACAAAAAATTTGGCCTTCTCATTTCTTTGGTGGCTGCATTTGGGCAAGAAGAGCGCATTCAATAGCCAAAACATCCGGGAAAATCAGTTTCTGCCCTTGGCGTGTTAGGGCTAGTACCTGTTTTGCGCATTGAATAAGTTTGCTTTCAAACGCACCATCAATTTTGACAACAACTCCGTTATTGGTATATTGGGTATCTAAATATTTTGGAGTGATTGGGCACATATTCTGAATGAGGAACGCCTTCTCGTGCCCAAGAACTTCACCAAATAAAATGGTGTTACAATAACCACGTTTAGCAATTTTTTTATTGGCGATGTCGTGAAACTTCTTAATCCGCGAAGAAAAAGGGATCAGCCAAATAAGATGCGTTTGTGGATCTTCAAACGCATAAAAACATGGCCTCCCATGGGGCTGGCCACCTATCATTTCTTTATTCTGCATAAGGCAAGGGTCTGGAAAATCCTGAAAATAAGAATCATGAATAAAGTAAAATGTTTTAGGCGTGACCGTCACTGTTGTCCTCCATGTAATAAAGCCCCGTCCGAAGACAGGGCCATCATTTGCGCCCGACCTTATTTGAGTTGGTTATCGGGTTCCAACAAACATTTGGGCTTGGTCTTCTTTTAGTTGGATGCCAAGTACCAACAAACATTTGAGAGCTTTTACTTCACAGCTTCAAGCTCCATACCTAGTATATGTCAATGTTACGGAAAAGTCAACGGGAAAAGATGACATTGGCAAGGGGTCAAAATGGTGGTTTACAGCATTATTGTGGCGCAACGATAATGTCAAATGGGCCAAAAATGAAGCGTGGATTGGGTTTGATGGCATGGGATGGGAGTGAAGCGGGGAGAAAATAGGCAAAATAAAGGGAATTAAAGGAAGAAATTAGGAAAGTGGGAGGAATGGGAGATGGTGGAGGGAGGTATGGGGAGGTATTGAGAAATAAGGGATGGAGGGAAAGGACGGTGAGGGGATGATGAGGCGATGGTGTGGGTATACCGAAGGAAGCGGGACGATGGAAGAATTGGGGAAGATGGGGTAGGGGAGAGAAAGAAGGGAGAGGTGGAATCGGAGAGGTAAATTTGGGGATGATTGCTTCAGATGATGAACTTGGGCTCCGGCGCTGGTCTGGCAGGACTGCGAAAAATGGAATGCTACCCCTACACCCTAAACCCCTTGTAAATCACGGGTTTGTTCAAAAGCCGTGATATGATAATACAATATAGAATGTTTTATCTGGTCAAAATAGCAGCATAGCGTAAAGCATAAATACTTTACAATACAATATATTATATCCTAGTAAACAGGTGGGACTTTATTGCAATAAATCACCTACTTGCACGGTAGGTCATTGACCAGTTCGGCAAACTATTATATAATAATCAGTAGTCAGCAAAGAATGGTAGTAAAAAGCTAATACTTATTAGCTAAACAGAATAACCTATATAGACAGCTATTTATATAGACAGCTTTCTATATGCTCATTTTATCCCTATATAATGAAGCAACCCATTCCACCCCCATTCCACCCCCATTCCAACCCCACGCACACGCCCACCCCCTGCCACCCCTTCACGCTGCCGTCAGTTATATCATTTTTGATATAACTATAAAGTTCCATAAAACCGTTATAAATCAACGCTTTTACGCCATTTTTATATTTTTGTGCAGTTATATCAATCTGGAGATTGCAAACGTATAACGAACGCTATATAATTGACCACGTAATCAAGCGAGGGCAAACCCACAAGGGCGAGCGCTCAAAGGTTACAATAGCACATTGACAACTGTATAACGGACGTGTTACCCTTCTCATATAGGGAAGGGGGTGGGACGCTTGAACCAGCACGGACTTGAACCCCGTATACAACTAAACATACGGATAGACAGGGAAGATAAGGAAGCGCTGGAACGCATGGCCTTACAAGATAGACAAACGTTGTCAGAGTATATCCGTACAATCTTACATGACCATGTGAAGCATAACAGCGAGCGCTAACGCGCTCGCTATAATCCACCCCAAACGTATAACGTTCGTTATACCAACAATTAGGAAGGAGCTTTACAATGTTCACCGACCGTCTTCACCAAACCCCCACGGGCACCACGGGCAAGGGTTACCGTGTAACCTATCTCATTCCCGCCACTAACCGCACCCCTGCCCATATCGCCCACGACCCCTACACCTACCCCACGATTGACAGAGCGCAAGCTCGCAAGGCGCAACTACTCCGCACGTATGGCATGACCATGGTTCAGATCAGTGCTATTCACTGATTCCATTCCCTGCACGGTAGGCAGGGCTTGCGACACTGTTCCAGCGTCGCAAGGATTGCCTACTACTATAGGCAATAGCGTCATGTACCATGACGCAACAGCAGCGATACATGCAGCACTGTTCCAGTGATGTATCTCTGCACCCCTATTGTAACTTGATAACTGCACAGTCCTACCATATGAGTAGCGGGCAGGAACGACACAAAAAGAGCGCGGTCATGTATGGCGCTATATGCGACCATATAAGCAAAGACAAAAATAGCCGGGTGACAGTAACGGCGTGCGCCACAATCCATGGTCAAACCCTGTTGAGAACTGCGAGGGCGTATAGTATGGCAGGATAGCGAGACAGTCAAACTCGCCATGCATACAAGGCTTTTCAATAACTGTCCATTTGACAGCTGCCAAAAAGTCATATGCGATTGTATGCATGTTCATATACCAACCAACCAAAACAAACGACGTGCCAACATTGACACAACGTGAGACTTTACAAGCTGCACACGTATAAAGCAACTTGTAACCATGCCCGCACGGGCTACAATAAAATAATATGGAGGTTACAACCATGAGTACCACCACCACCACCACCACCACCACCACCACGGAACTGGAGACTATTCGCACCCTGCACAGCTGCACGCACGCCCTCGAGGCAATCATCAATGACCCTACCAACCATACAGCGCAAGAACGCGCGGACGCGGAGACCGCCCTCCAGACCGCTCTGAACACGGCGAACACGCAACGTCTCGAGCGCCTGTTCACAGAATGCGACGACGCGGAGAACCCTCTGCAGGCACTTCTGACCAACAAAAGCTGGAGCCCCTATATGGCACGCCGCACAACTGACCGCGCTACACGCAGAATCAGCTATAGTATCATGACGCGCCGTGCCCGCGTGAACCTGCTGGACTATTTGAAACACGCTGAACTCAATGGGGTCACTCTGCCTACGTCCGTAGACGTGTTACGCAACCTTCTGGAGGCCGCTTGTAACACGCTGTCTGCTTATGTGCTGTCTAGCATTCAGCAGGATGAACTCTCCAGCGTATCTGTATCCAACGTCAAAGCAGGACTGTACAACTTTGTCAGCAAGCTGGGCATTGCTGGGCTCAAAGTCCGTAACACTGACGTGCGTTTTCTGAGCATGGCCGTAACACGTGCCCGTGATCTGGGTGAGCTGGCAGAGATCACCCCTGCCCATCTGGTGCCCTATTTGATGGACTTGGTGTACGTACAGACCGAAGAACTGCAGTACAACTTTGCAGCCAAAGAAGACAAGAAGGCAAAAAAATAAGTAACATTGACCTAGGCAGTGAAGCGAGCATATAGGCATGCGAACATAGCGAGCATATAGGGCTGTCATATCCTGACAGCCCCATTATGCCCACTCAGGCATACAATAAAATAAAGGAAGGTATAGAATCATGACCACCATCAGCACTGCCACCAACTCCAGCACCACTGCGCCCGTATCCGTGGGCCTATGCGCAAGCCGTCACGCTATGCCCGTGACGGAATATATCTATCCGGAGTCAGTGGATCCCACTGACTTTGAACGGATGGACGAAATCGCTGAAGATTTTGTCCTCCATCACGTGGGCCTCACTACGGTCACACGCCAGGCGCTTGACCAGCGCTGGGGCGAGGACGTTCCCTGCTGGGCGGGAAAGCGTACCCTCATAGTCTACGTGACAGGCTTGACAGCGGCCACCGCTGCCGTCATCAAAGCTTGCGCCCTGAATGGGGCTGGTCTGACCTTGATGCATTATAACAGGGAAAGTGGCGAATATCTGCCTCAGCAGATTTTCTGAGGCAGGCGCTTGACATGGGATAGCTCTGGAGTTATCCTATCTGTATGGAAGGGGTGAACTATACCATGGATGAACAACTTCTCAAGGCGCTTACTGGATTGCAGGAATCCATCAACGGGCGGTTTGACTCTATTGAAAAAAGTGTGTCAGCTCTGCAAGCGGATATACATTCCCTGAATGCAAAGATGGAATCCTATCAGAAGGAAAATCGTGAAAATTTCCTCGCCGTCCGCAAGGAACTCCTGTCCATCCGGGAGGAACATGCGAAATTCTCTGCAGATCTGGCTGGCGCTATGAATATCATTCTGCCTGTCTATGAACAGGAATTTTCCCGCATGGATGAAAAGCTTCATGCTGTGAAATAAGCAGGCGAGCAAGATGAATATCCCATGCAAATAAAATGAATATCCCATGCAAGCGAGCATATTGAAGCGCTGTGACTTTTCACGGCGCTTTTGTTATGCCCACTTTTGGACATAAAACACAACTAAATAATAGGAGGAACCATCTTATGTCAGAACACATCATGTCTCAGTTCCTGAAATCTGCCTCTCGCGCCTTCTCCCGGCACATGAAAACCTTCCTTTTCATGGGGAAAATCTTCACCATTGAAATTCTGGATGCTTCCCGCAATCTGTACGTGGCCTGTTCCGATCTGGGCGCGATCTGCTCCCTGTCCGAAAATGCCGGAAAAGTGGAGGTGTATGCGCTGTGACGTTCATTGAATGGATGAAATCACTCTCCGTGAATAAACACCTTCCCTTCGTCACGCTGGGCGCTATGTTCCTTGCACTGCTGATCTTCTGCATGAATTTGAGCTTCCGCGCTGGCGTCCGTCACTGTGCCGTGGATTCCCTGATCTCTGAAAACGATCACTTCTACGTGTTGGATATTGATGGAAACACCTATCTCCACTGGCTGAATACCGGGAGGGATTGACCTGTGAAAACCATTCTGAGCCCCATCAAGGAAAATGTTTATGACCCGGAAATCCAACTGGAAATGGAAGACCTGTTACCCTATTACCGCTCCACCGGCTGCACGGACTTTGCCTTATTGGACGCTCTATCACTGGAATACTATGGGAAAATCGAGTTGCACTAAAGGAGGAATATTCCATGAATTATGACCGTGAAAAGAATCCCGCTGTTCTGATCTCCGTTCGTCCCATTTATCCTGATCGCCCTTTGCCTGTAGCGCTCTTCGTGAAATACCGCTCTCCTGTGAATGTCAGCCCATGGCAGCAGTACGGCACGAAGGAATACCGCTATCCCGGCGCTGCTCGTAACGCGGCGAAAATGCTGGAAATGGCGCACTTCGCATGGAAATATATCAAAGAGGAGGCTCCCGAAAATGTTTGAAAATGCCTGCCTGCTCACCGTCAACCAGAAGGAAAATGATGTCACGTTCATTCGCATTCGCATCCCCATGAATTTCTTTCGTACCTTTGAGCCCTGTCTGGAATATGAATACTATCTTCTTTCCAATCAGCTCCGCGACACGATCAGCGACCAATATCGCACCTGCTTTCAGGATGGATTCAGCTTCCTGAATATTGGTAGGAAGGAAAATGGGGACCGCCAATGCTCTGCTACCCGGACGAATCACACGTTTCACTTCCAACTTCCTGAAAAAGCGGTGGATTTCCTCCGTCATGGCTCCGGCTCCCGCTCCTTCCTGTGCTACGACCAGTACACCTATCCGAAAATGGATTTCACCTACGCCCAGCCTGTGTTGAGGAAAATCGCCAAGATACCCAAGGCTCGCCACGCTCTGTGCAAAACTCTGCAAACCAGCTTCCGCTGGCCTGATACCCGCGAAGACCATGAGATCCGCTTCTATCCTGACGGCGGACTGAATTTCTTCTGGCGTGAGTTCTACGGTGATAAGCCTTCCATGTGTGGCGGTCTGATCTACTCCGAATATAACGGACACTCCAGATACAGTGTCCATACCTGATAGGAGGGAATATCTCATGAATCAATACGTCCGCAGCGTCCTGACCGATACCGCTGTATCGAAAATCAAGCGTGCCCAGCAGCACGCCGAAAACGCCAAGCAAGCCTGCATACGTGCTCAGTTTTATAATTGTGCTGTACTGGATGAACTGAAAATGTGCATCCGTGTCCTGAACGATGCAGCCGATGAACTCTGGAAAGGCCAGAAGGAATATGCTGAAAAGGAGAGTTCTGGAAATGATTAACACCCATGACGAAGCCACTCGGATTGTAGAATGCTTTGATGAAATTCTCTGCCGGTATGGAATCCACGTGCCTAGTCCCGAAGATGATGAACGAGAGGAGGACAACGACGCCGGTCTGTATGGCAGCACTTACGGGGAAATTCTGGATGAGGTTGAAAACACGTTGCTCTCCCTTCTGTCTCGTGCCAAACAGGGCGAAGGAATCAAGTCCTATGAATACTCTGGAAACTACTAAAAATTAAAAAAAGGAGAATCATCTAAAATGAAATACGAGACCACGAAAAAGGCCATCCTGTCCAACTATCCCAACGTTATCAAGGTCGGATATTGCTCCCTGCAGACCCTGCTGAAATTCCACTCTCCCAGTGCCTACACGGCGTCGAAAACCTACGGCTGGCGGGCTGATGTATATGAGATCATGCCTGATACGGTCATTGTCACCGGATATGCGCCCTTCGGCAACATCGTTCCTGACTATGAACTCATCAAGGAATATGAGAACGAAGCGGAAATTCTCGATGACGTGTTCCGCCATGCTTCTGACCGTCTTCCCACGGAAACCCTTGCCAGAACTCCAAAGCTCGCCCATCTCATGAAAGTCCCTCCCTTCGCCTATGAAATCATGACGAACGAGGAAGTTTGCCTGAACCATCTTCTCCGCAGCTTCGTCCGGGAAGTCACACCGAACTGATGTGCCCTATAATGGAATCCTATCTTGTCATTTCATGAAAACACCGTTGATAATCTTCCGAATCCGTGGTATACTGAAAAGGAGGTGAGAACTTGTGCAGACGATTCAGGAGGCAGCCCTCCAATGGGGCATTGGGGAACGTCAGGTGCGGACACTTTGCGAAAACGGACGCATTCCCGGCGCGAAAAAGCAGGATGGAATGTGGCTCATTCCAGCGGATGCGGTCAAGCCTACCCGAAAATCCCGTAAGCCGGACGGCCTGCTGACCCGGCTGCAAGCTGAGCGCAAGCATAAGACCCACGGCGGGATCTATCACCGCGTTCAGGTGGATATGACCTACAATTCCAACCACATCGAGGGCAGTAAGCTCACGAAGGATCAGACCCGCTTCATCTACGAAACGAAAACCATCGGTCTGGAGGAAAACGCGGTCATCCCGGTCAATGACATCGTGGAAACGGTCAATCACTTCCGCTGTATGGATTTCATCATTGACACGGCGGAAAAAGAGCTGACCCAGCCTTACATCAAGAAGCTTCACGCCCTGCTGAAATCCGGCACGGAGGACAGTCTGGTGGATGGATTTGCCGTAGGAGACTACAAGAAATTCCCCAATGAGGTGGGCGATCACGTGACCACACCGCCTGAAAACGTCAGCGCGGAAATGGCCAGATTGCTGACGAAATATAAGGAGCAGGAAAAGACGCTGGAAACGCTGGTGTCTTTCCATGCGGACTTTGAGTCCATCCACCCTTTTCAGGACGGAAATGGCCGCGTCGGACGGCTGATCCTGTTCAAGGAATGCCTGCACTATGGAATCGTCCCCTTCATCATCACGGACGAACTCCGGCTCTACTACTATCGCGGCCTGTCCCGCTGGAAAGACGAAAAGGGCTTCCTGATGGACACCTGTCTGACAGCGCAGGACGCGATGAAAAAATATCTGGATTACTTCCGCATCCCCTACTGAAAATCGAATGAAATGCACTATGAGAGCGGCACAAGCGTGCGGCTCTTTTCTTGTGCCCAAAAGGAAGCCAACATGTCCCGAAAAATCATCGACTTCGTAGAACGTAACATCCACGGCGCTTGGGTCGTCTGGGGCGATCTGGGCATCCGCCAATACTACGGCTACACGAAAAAGGAAAGCATGAAAAAATATCGTCAGGAGTGGCGGGAAACGGTCGCTCCTTTCATCTGTCAGGAGGTCAAATAACATGAATAAAACTCCCCGCTGGCACGAAGCCTTCCAAGTCATTGGAAAGCATCTGTTTGTTGCCTATCCCGTTTATGCGGAAAATCCACAACAGATCATTATTATAGCTGATACTCTGGGTCAAGCGGAAAATGCCGCTGAGCGTCACTGGCCTGATCGAAAATTGTGCGTGCGGCAAGTTCGTCAACTAGAGAATGCACAGATTTATGATTAAGGAGGTCATTTATATGAAATTTGACACCATTAAAGAAGCCTGCCAGCTCTGGGTAGAGCGCGACATGAACCAAGTTCCTATGAGCGTCGTGGAAAAACTCATGCAGGTCAGTGATTATTCCGACATCACCGAAATCACCCCTCCTGCCGAATATGACCGCATTAGTATCTTCGCTGGCGACTATGCCGGTGAAGATGGTGAGATCGTCCGCAACGTTGGTGACGATGAATATATCGTCCAGCTGGATAGTAGTAAATATCCCGATCCCGTGACCGCCTTTTCGGATGAATTTGACGTAGAGCGAGACGACGGTCTTCCTATGTGGGGAACAATGTGGGAACTCAAAAACATTTGCGATGAAGAGTGGCTGAAAGACCACCTGCAAGCCGTTGCGGACTGTGGCTTCCGAATTTATGAAAGTGAAGATTATGGATACCTGATCGGAATTGACGGCGCAGGCTACGACTTCTATGAGTCCCACTGGATTCCGCTCTACAAGGCTCGCGGCCTGCACTGGCACAAGGAAAACGAGGAGGAACCCGAAAATGAATAAAACCTTCACTCTGACCATCCATTGTAATACCTCCGCATTCCATCCCGAAAACATGCCGGAGGAACTTGCCACACAGGTTGAGATCATGGGAATTCTGAACGGTGTTCGTCAAGTGGTCAGCTTCGGTGCGACCCGTGGAAGCTGCTTCGACACCCACGGCGAAAAAGCAGGGGAGTGGGAACTGAAATGAGTAGCTATGCAGAAAAAGCCATTCATAAAGCCATGAAAGACAAGCGAAATCTTGCGGCGCTTCATGGTGTCCCTGAGTCGTCCATTGTCTGGCTCGGGGCAAATCGCTACATTGTTGTAAAAGGCCGCGAAGAACTTCGAGTGGAGGTTCCTGAAAATGAATAGACCCGACCCAAAAGCCTATTACCCCATCACGTGGGACTCTTGCTTTCTTATCTATGAAATTGAGCATGACGCGGATGATTTCGTTCGCTTCGCCCTGAAAACCGGGGATAAGATCAGCAAAATGAGAAGATCCCGCATCCGCTTCACCAGCCATGGAGACGCTTATTTTCGTGCCGGAAGCGGATATACCCGAATTTACTTTAGCGACTGCTTACGAATGAAGTGAGTAACTGTCTGCGGATGAAATGAATTCATAGAGCGCTCCCGAAAACGGAGCGCTTTATTGAGTGCATTCCACTCAAAAATCAAATAGGAGGGAAAAATCGTGGTACGGATTTACAAGGTTTGGATGGACGAACGTTGCCCGGAGGGTGAAGAAATAACCTCCATAGACGCGGAAACGTTGGCTGAACGTCTCTGGACGGAGGACGACATCCCCGAAGAATGGTTTGTGGAAAGCGTAAATGATATTTATGAGCCTGTGGAGCTGGGGCTTTACCACTGGACTCCCGCCGAAGTCCTGAAAAAGATGAACCCCGAAGCATGGGAAAAGGACTACGAGGATTTCATCCGGATGCAGATTGACGAGCGTCAGGCCGATGCGCTTGAAGCGTTGAAAAAGATGCAACCTGGCGATCAGATTCAGGAAAACGGCTTTACCATCCGCTGTGAGGAGCTGGAAAAGAGAACCTTGATGGAAACGTTGGTAGACGCAGGCTATCCTGCTGACCAGTTCGATCACCATGAAAGCGATCTGTATGTATATGCATATATCAACGGCTTGTTCACAAGAGAGATCATCGTGAAATGGTTTCGCGACTGTGGATACAATCCCGCTCTTTTTATCCAATATTTTGAGGATCAAGTCACCGGAAAAGGTATGTGGGACGTTGCCTTCCAGTATACCCCATGGTGGGTGGAGCATTGTGGAAAGGAGAAAAACCAATGAGGCTCAATCCTGAAAAGATGACAGAACACGGCTTTTCGTTCGAATCCATGGACGACCTGCTTCTCTATGCCTCCAATCTGGTGGAATACTTCCGCTACCACAATAAGAATCTCACCAAAGCTCAGGAACGAAAAATCACCGCTATTCAGGAAGCACTGGAATGCCTTGACCTTGAAGTAAACGAACAATAAACAGGAGGAAATCATCATGTCTGAAATCATCAACGAAAACGTCACCGAACTCACCATCAATGAAAACGCCCCTGAGACCGCCCCCGAAGAAAACGCTCCCGTCATCGAGAACGTCCCTGCTGAAAACACCTTCCAGCTTGGCAAGGTCAGCTTCGTTTCTCTGTCCTCCATGTATCAGGGTAAGTTCTGTTACTGCGAAAAGGACAACAAGTATTCCATCCTCGTGTCCACCAAGACGAACGAAAACGGCCAGCTCGTCCGGGATAAGGCCATCCTGAACTTCACCGCTATCACCCAGACCAGAGACACCCGCTTCGTCTCCGAATTTCTCAATGACAATCTGGAATACTACGCCTCCAACTGGGAAGGGCTTCCGCTTCTGTGGCATCTACTGGCCGATTGCGGTTATCAGACCTCGAAAATCGCTCAGCTGACCGGGAGATCTCAGCTGGAAGTGAAACAGGAGCTGGGCCTGCAGGATGCGGACATCACGCACTTCTATGCGAATCTGGGTAAGGAGATCAGCACCCGGGAATACAACTTCCGGCTGGAATACGTCGAAAAGGCTAAGAAGAAGCTGGGCGAGCTGAACACCGTCCGGGAATATCAGAAGGCCGTGGAGGCCATGAAGCGCCTGACCGAAGAGTGGGGCCCGGTGCTGAAAAACTACGAGTTGCTGAAAAAAGCCACCGAGGGCAGCTTCGAGCAGGTTCAGCAGATCGCCCAGCAGTACAACCTGAATCTGAACGACATCGCGTAAGGGGGATATATAATGAAGAAAATCTGTTTCCTCTGAGGCCCAATCCTGCAAAGATGGCGGAGCACGGCTTTGAATGACATGATTCTCTTCGCTTAGGAAAAAGAAATGGAGGACTGACTATATGAATCGTACCATTTTTGAAATTAGCGAAACTCCTATTGCTCTCGGTGGAAGTTATGGTTCCGAAGACTTTCTGATTGATTTCGGGAATATTTTCATTTACGACATTGCCGACTCTGTTGGTGATCTGGATGAAGAAGACGAAAAATCTCGCATCTCCATTCTGTTTGAAAAGCTGAGCAGCGAAACCGGCTCATCCTTCCAGAGTCAGTCCGAAAATGACTGTGCCAGCTTTATCCTGCACAATGGTTTTTCTGAAAAATATTTCAAGACCAGATACGAAAAATTCAGCGAGTGCCTTGAAAACGTTCGTGCTGATCTGAGTCTCGAATCTTTTACTAAGGGCGTGTTCTGGCAGAGGCTCTGGGAACTTTCCAACACTTACGAAGACAAATATGATGACTATGTGGTCTTTGATGGCGAGCTTTATACGCTGGATTCCTTCCTCCGCAACGTTGCCAAGCCGGAAAAGGAATACTACATTGGCAGCGTACTGAACTACCATTCCTAAGAAAGGAAATCTGATGACTCCTATTATCCTCTACGATTATTTCTTTCATAACCACACGCCCTTCGTTCGCTATCAAAAACAGGGCGGCGTGATGAGAATTGCAAAAGTGCACAAAGAAGCGTCCAGTGAGAAGTTGTTCTTCCTGGACGCTTTTGGTAAGACCATTTACTTCACCGACTGTGTATATGAAGGAGATCGAAATCATGGCTGAAATCAAATACTATGCTGCTCAGGTAGCGCCCGAAGATCAGGATCCGAATTTTGATCGCTGCAACTGGTGGGGCTGGACGGTTACTGGCAACCGAGATTATGAGGGCTTTACGACTGCTGAATATAACAAACTGTTTGGCACTAATGGCAATGTGGGTGCGTTGGATTTGATGGTGGAAGAATACCAGATTATGGTCGAAAACGTCAACAACTCGGAATACAACACGCTAGAAGAGCTTCTTCAAGGAGAATTAGGCGATTACAACCGTGACTGGACGCCTGAGCAGTTGGAACAATGGAAAGAAATCCTGTCTCAAGATGTGCCTAGATGGGAGAATATGAAATGTAAAGCCCTCTCCTTGTTGTGCAACCGAGAATATGCCTATAAGGCAATCCATGGCGTTTGCCAGAGTGATTGGCAGCGCTGCTACTATCCCAAGGATGAAGAAAACTTATTGGGCGATCTGGAAATGCAGTATTTCAACACTGGCGAAGAGTGGGAGGTCTGCGATGCTGCTGAAATTGAAGAGCAGGGTCTTCCGGCTCCCGCAAACGGGAATGAGGTCGACGATCTCATAGAAGTGAGCACTTCCTATTACATTGGCGGCTCTTACTCCCGCGAAAATCTTGCCAAGGCATTGGGCTGCAAGCCCGATGAAATCAAAATGTGGCGCTGGAAGGGCTACCGCAAAATCAGTGAATATGAGGAGGACAGATAAGTATGAAGTATCAGGTTGTATTTGAAATTGCTTGTGACGTGGAAGCTAGCTCCAAGGATGAGGCCATTGACACTGCGTGGAATGAATTGGAGCAGCGTATGAAGCAGCTTCCTGGCTGGTATATGACCAGTGGCGTGTACGCAGAGGACATCGAGGAGGATGTGTGAAATGGGCTACTTTATAGACCAGCGTTACCCGGACGAGCGGATTTCGAGCAGCCAACTGTGGAAAGAATACTGGGAGCAAGTTGGTCGCGGCGAAATCAACCCCGAGGAAGTAACCTTCCCTCAATACATTTTCAACTGCATGGAATCCGAAGGCGGCACCCTGAGCTTTGTTTCGGAAAAGAAGGATAAATAATATGAAGAAATATCAGGTCATTGGCGGTCAGTATGAACAGCACTGGTATGGTGAAAGCGATAGCCTTCGCGGGGCGAAGATCATTGCCACCCGACATGAGGAATATTGGGACAACTGGCAGGGCTGGCACAAGCCCCACATCTACCGTGCTGAGGATTGTCGGGACGTTGAGTCCTGCGGCAGAATCACCACGCCGGATGGGATGGTGATCCGCGTACATGATGAGCACGCCGTGTTTGTTTGTTGATTATACAGCAAGCCCCAGTCGGGCGGGCCAAAGTCCAGCAGAAAGGAAGAAAAATGACACGAGCAGAGCAGAACGCTTATGAATGTTGGGATGAGGAAAACAAAGAATTTGACTGGGAGGAATATCAGAAACTTTGCGACATTGCAGACTACCGGGATTGTGAAGAATAGACCTTATAACCCGCCCCGAGGTCACGAGGGCAAAACGAAGGGGAAACAAAAATGACTTACAATCATTATCCGAAAAACCTCTGGACTTCCGACGATGTTAAAGATATGGTCAATGATTGGCTTGCTGACCATGATGAGATCACCGATCTCGTTATTGATGGAGAACCGTACTACGAGCCTGACATCTGGCAGCAGGACGGGGATCCGCATTGCGAGCATGGATGCTGGCAACAGGATGCTCATGATGATAAGTGTCTTTACACGCTTGTTGCCTACGATGATGGCAACATGGAAATATATTCATAAAATTCAAACCCGGTGAACATTGAGAGGAGTATTATATAGCCATGTCAAAGTTCATCACCCGCGAACAGGTCAACGCCATCAATGCCAAAATGTCAAACGGGTTTCAGCTCGACGTTTGTTCTTTGATGTTATACGGTGAAAAGAAGGCCGTGAAATCCATCAAACTGGACGACGCAACGACTTTAGTCGCTACGCTAACTTTCGCTGCCAGCTTCGACAAAAAGCGAAACGCCTGGGGCCAGAAGTTCAACGTCCCAAATGGGAAAAGCCACGTTGCGCTGAATCTCTCCATCTGGCATTGCAATCCGGGTGCCGACGTTACCACTTCTCACGGCTTGGGTTGGTGGATCAACGTCAGCGAAGACATGCCTCGCCGTAATTTTTCGTCCATCCAGAAACTGACAGCAAACTATGACGACGATACAATCATGATGCTTTTTAACGACAAGCAGCGCGACGGTGAAATGATCCGCATTCCCAAACGGTTGGCGGAGCCAGTTGTATAAGGAGCCATAATTCTAATGGAAAGAATGATCGTTGATAACACCCTCTATCTCTACCTGACTGCGCAAGAGGTTGCGGAAATGCTGGCCGAACATACCGGCGTTCCCGCTGCAAACATCACCTGCAAAGGCGGAGTCACGATGAAGATTGATCTTACGGGAAAGGAGTCAGAATAATGGGAATGACGGTAAAATCTATCGCTGCCTTTTATAATCTGCCAAAACGTGCCAGCCGACCTGACATCAATCATGTGATGGTAGGGCCTCTCGGAGTGCGGTATGCCTCTGATGGGAATCTTTGTGCTCGCACGTCCTCTTTCCCGATTGCAGTAGAAGAGTACGCCCAACCTTCTGATGCGAGTATAACTCAATCCTTAAAATCCTGGTTTGACCCTTTTGACCGAAGTGACAGCATAATCGTCGCATCCACCCCCACAGCCCAGTATCACGGGAAAGGAAGGCCAATCATCCGTGAAAACTTGCGGGCTTATGTTCGGTTTACGAAAAAACTGGAACAGAAAATCGCTTTGTACCCGCTGGGCGATACGCTTGTAAACGCAGCTCTGTTGGCGGACGCACTGGATATTGTCCCCGATGCACAAGTGGTCGTCCCTCTTGCTTACCTTATGAATCCTTTGAAGCCGGTGCTCTTGACTGGCGCTTTCGCTGAAGTAGTTCTTATGCCTGTCCTGTTTAAGCTGGAGGACGTTACTAGAAGGTTGGAGCCACTGGCAGCTTATCAAGCGGAAACCGGCGAATATGGAGCGAATGTGGAAAATCCCTTTTACTCAGTACAGGTGCCAAAAAATAAGGAGGACTAAGTTCATGGCCTATTATGTCGATCAGGTGAAAGCAAACGTCCATATCACCGCTGAAAACTGGAAGCGCTTTCGGCAGAATCACCCGGCGCAGTTTGATAAATATGGGAACCTGCGTTATTGTGGCCCCAAATCTTTCTTCGCTCATTGGAATCCGCCTTATTTTGAAAATGGAGATGTACAGGAACTTTGGCATCGTGATGCAAACGGCTGGGATGAGACTTGCGTGCAGTGGCTTGAACTCCTTGCTCCTTATGTGGAAGATGATTCTGAAATCACTTTTCACGGCGAGGACGATGAGTGGTGGGGCTACCGCTTTGAAAACGGAGAGCTCATGGATATGAAGGCTGCCGTTGTAAGCAGCTCTTGTAGTGCCGATCTGGAAACACTGAAACACAACCTTGTGCTGGGAGAACTGACAGTGGAGCAGGCCACCCAGATACTGGATATTCTGGAACAGTTGCAACGATAAAGGAGGTAACTTTATGACCATGAAACCCTACACCGTCTACTACATCGTAAAAGCCAATCGTCAGGAATACGCCCGCTCTATGGTCGTCACAGCTGGAAACGCCCGTGGAGCCTGTAAACGCTGCAAGGAGCTTGTCTATGAGCAGACCGGGCGCAATGCTTTCTGTCCTTCCACGAAAAAGCCTGAATGGTATGATGGTGCCGATGAGTCTTGATACATCTGGGAAATTGACGATTCAGGAGCCAGCCATGATAAAACTCTACTGCCCGATTTGCGAGTGTGAGCGGGAAATCACGCCCATTCAAAAGGAAGAAACCTATCCTGTGAAGGGGGAGCCTATTACCATCATCGCCACAGTCTGTCCTTGTCCTGTATGCGGCGAAGAAATTATGACAATGGAATATGATGACGAAAATCTGCGGCAAGCCTACCGAATCTACCGCCAGCGTCACAATCTGCTGCAGTCCGAGGAAATCAAAGCTATCCGGGAGCAGTCCGGCCTCTCGCAGAAAGCCTTCGCCGAAAAGCTGGGCGTTCGTGAGAATGTGATCGCCCGCTGTGAACGCGGAGCCCTGCAAACCGAAGCGCTGAATGACTTACTGGTTGCTTTGCAAAAACGAAATTAAAGGAGGCACCCATATGACTACCCACGTAATTGAAGTTGAAATCCGCCGTTTCTACAAGGTCTATGTTGATGACGAAAACGATACCATGACCAATGCCGAGGCTGAACAGCAGGCCAGAAAGCAAATTGAAGAAGATGGAGAGGACGCCATCACAGAAGATATTGAACTGAATGAAGTGGAGCCGCAGGATATTCTGGCGCTTCACTATGATTATCCGATTATTTGAGGGAGGACGAAATGATGGAATTGACTAGGGAAAACATCCTCTGGGCACGTAATCTCTGCATGCGGGAGGCAAAATCTATTCGGGAAAATATCGCTGAGACGCAAAAACGTGGCGATCCGTTCACTCTGCGGGCTGTAGTTCAAGCCGAAAACTATGAGGCTGTGGCAAAGAAGCTCGATGATCTGCTGAAAAAGAAGGAATATCAGGAATTTGAGGTTGTCTGCTGCAACAAAAAGGCTTGA